AAAACGTAACGGCAGCCAGTACTGGAATGCGACCGTGTATCAATATGGCGATGTGTAAGAGGCGGGTTGTTACAGAGGATGGAAAGAGGAGGTAATTCCAGGTCTGAATATCAGCGAAATTACCGGGTAGTTTTGCGCGGGTTTTGCGCAGGCACAAAAAAACCGATCCATATGATCGGCTTAAGTGTCTGATTTTACTCAGGAATTATGGTCGGGACGGAGTGATTCGAACACTCGACCCCTAGCACCCCATCTCCTTTTTCATACTTCTTGAAAGCTTTCAAAATTTTACTCTGGAATATTCAAAGCTAGTATTTACTTGAGTTTCAGCGGAGTTCTGCTCCACAAAGGTCCAGTAACGTCCATCAAGAGCCGACGTTTTTGTGGGGGAAAAAGTAGGGGGAACCGATTTTATGGCCAAAATCACCATCAAAGAACTCGAGTCGCTGACCGCCAACGATGCCGGTCGAATCCTCCGGGAGGATGGCAATCTGGCCGGTCGAATCTCCCTGCGTAAGGACGGTGTGTCGGTCAGCTTTTTCTATCGGTATCGCTGGGGCGACCAGAACAAAGAGTACTCCTGCGGAACCTGGCCGCGCAAATCCCTGACGGACATCCGCAAGGCGCGCAACCAGGCCCGTGCGCTTATTGATGAGCAGATCAATCCCAACGAGCACAAGAAAACCGCGAAGGTGCAGGCATACGCCGCCGCTAACGTAGAGACCGAACACCTAAAAACAACGAAGGTGCAAACACTGACCGTCCAGGATCTGGTCAAGGCCTAGCTGCTGGATGGTGTCGCGCGTAAAGACGGCAATGCCGAGTTGCAACGACGCTTTAACAAGGACCTTATGCCAGCACTCGGCAAGACCGCAGTGAGCAGCGTCTCCGAACATGATGTCCGGGCGCTGATCCAGGCCGTGGTCAAACGCGGCGCTTACCGGCAGGCCATCAGCTTCTTCGCCGACCTCACCCAGTTGTTCAACTAGGCTAGAAAGCGCCAACTCTGGCGGGCGTTACTGGTTGAGGGTGATCCGACTGAACTGGTCGACATCTCCCCCCTGATTGCAAACCTCCAGTCCTTGAAGAGGGCCGCTTCCTTGATGGAGGTGAACCAGGCTGGTCAGTGGTTCCTGGACGCAGCTCAACTATCAGCTTGCCTTCATCAAGGCCTTGGCTATGCCCTTGAGCAAAACCCTCTGCCAAGCCTTCGGTTTTACCCTCCGGGCGCCCTTCAGTCCGCCCCTCAACGCGGCCCAGTTCCACTCCATGGCCTCTACCCGACTCGAAGCCCTCTCCTACGCCGACCAGGTGCTCAGCTTTCCAAGCCGAGCGCTGCTTGAAACCTACGGCGTCGAGAATGAGGTTGGCGAGACCACTGAAAAAGCCACCCTTTACCGGCATCACGCTTCTGTCAGGGACGGGCGATTTTCCTTCTGCCTCGGCCTGGGCCAGAGGTGATGGGGAATTAGGGTCTGTTGTTGGTGAATCCACTAGCTGAAGGCACCCTGCTGTCCTAGAGCGTGCCTGACAGACGTGGCACGCCTTTGTGAAGAAAGGTCAGAGGTTAACACCATAATTGTAACGCCAAGCTTCTAACGCCTGGGTTTGCTCTGCCGGATGAAATGCAAACTACGAGGCAGAGGCGCTATGAGAGCGTCTGCGAAGCTATGGCAGGCCAGGGTGTTTTGGATTGCTTTGCCCTGAAAAAGAAGCGTAGTGTCTACTGCTAACGCCTCACCAACGGAGATGGATCAATGAGCAAAAGTTTTCGTGACCGCATCCAGACAATGAATGCGATGTACAAGCTGCCCATCCATGAGGCTCCGCACCTCTTCCCGGATGCAGAAGATCGCCTCCTGAAATTCAAGCGGACGCTGCTCGACGAAGTCGCCGAGATCGATGACATTACTGAGCAGATTCGTCGAGGAGACGATGCCATCGATGTTCAGGTCGCCATTGCAGACCTTCTCGGCGACGTCATCGTGTATTGCCGCTCCGAGGCAATGAAGTACGGCATCCCTCTTGAAGCCGTACTGGAGCTGATCATGGACAGCAACGAGAGCAAGCTAGGTGCCGATGGCAAGGCTATCTACGATGAGAATGGGAAATTCCTCAAGGGCCCCAATTACTGGAAACCCGAGCCCCAAATCAAGCAGCTCCTGGCAAGCCTCCCGGCCCAAAAGTAACCCCACGTTTCAGAGGTGATAGCTTGGCAATTAACCACGTGGGGAAGTGCCGGAGCCTGGTTGAGATTGAGGAAATCATCTCCCAGATCGAGTACTCCGACAGCGATACCGTGTTTCGCTTCCCTATAGACACCCTCGGCGCTCGACATAGCCCGATGCATGACGCATCGCGACTGCAGATGGTCGTTACGCTCGCTCGCCAAAAACTCGAAGATGACTATCTGGACATTCATCCAAACGCTCAAGAACTGGATGCTCAGCAGGCTGTTTGTGATTACTCACCTGGGATTGCAGGGGTTCGGCTGTCCAAGGGAATACGGATTGGTAGCAAGGAAATTGATCGCCGAGACGTTCTGACCTTCGCGACCAAAAGAATGCAAGCGATGGATGCTCAAGAGTTTGACGACCTTGTCAAGGGGCGCTGTATAGACCTCCTGTGCGTCGGAGGTTCCAAAATCCAGTATCTGAAGCCGCTGTTTTCTTCGCGAGGCAAGGCTAAAGAGAAAGACGGCATGGCCCCAGTGATGCGCACGCTAGTGGATCGTACAACGCAGCAAAGCAGGGCCAAAGTACCTGAGTCCCTGGTCGATGCGCTCGCTTTGTTCTCTGCTGAGCTTATTCAAAACACCCAAGAGCACGCGATCACAGACCATACTGGCAGGCCGTATCTCTCGCATGTCGAGGGGGTGCTGATGGGCTGGACACGGTTTTACGAGTCGACCTTCAAAGACGATTTCTCTGGCCACCCCGATCTGAACAAATACTGGAATGATGAAGCTGCTAGAACCGAAACCGGAGCCAAGAGCCTCCGGGCATTCGAGATCAGCTATTTTGACTCAGGGCCAGGGTTAGTCAGCCGCTTCACTGGCAAGCGCGTGCAAGAGATGTCACTCGAAGATGAACGACGAGCGCTTCTCCGTTGCCTGCAGCACAAATCAACGTCGAAATCCCAGACAGCAGCAGGTGAAGGCTTGCCCTCGGTCTTGCAAGAGTTGAGGCAGATCGGCGGGCTGATGAGGATCCGCACGGGAAGGCTGTCGATGTTCAACGCCTTCACGCCTGGCGATAACCGTGACCTCTTTGCTTTCAATGACTGGACTGAAACCAACCTTTCGCCCGTTCAAGGTGCGGTCATTTCTATTCTCGTACCGCTGAGGGCTCAGTGATGGAACGCTTTTATTCCTGGCGGCACCTGAAACACTGCCCCACGCACGGCAGCATTGAAGCCCTAGTGCTCTGCTATAAACGCTGCCACCTGACCGAAGGCAATGTGTATACCGATGTAGAGACCGCCCTCAAGAGTGATGCCAATCTTCCCGATTGCGTGTACATCGTGGGCTCTACCGAGCAATGCAACACGTTCAAGGCAGCCTGGGATCCGGCCAATCTACACCTGCAAACCATGATCAAGCGCGGCATGAAGGCTGGCTTTGACTTCGTGAAGCAATACACCTTCGTTGAGTGGGATGGCACAAACTTCAATCAACACGCCCTTGGAGCGCATACGGGCCCTTACAACGTGGATCTGAAGCTTCTCATAACCCGTGGCGTAAACAGCCTTATCGAGAAGAACAGTGCCATTCACCAGGCCCCCTCTGGCCATGTGTTCAAGCACCCTTCCCAACGCCGGAACAAGGTCTTCATCCAAGCAAGGGAAATCGCCTCAGGCGAGGCAGAGTTGTACGTCGTCGCATACTTGATCACGCTATGCCACGGGCAGACCCTGCAAGGGAGCACCAAGGTTTTCATCGATACCATGGGTATCTATGCTTACGTCAAATGCGCCCTGGCCCTGTGCCGCTCCGAGGCAGAGATAGTCAGCTTCCACTCCTATGATGAGTTGGAGAAGATCAATCCTCCATCAGATCCCTATTTCTGCATTGTCTCCGCCTCGACGTCCGGAAGCATGGCAAAGAAGATGGCAAGCAGCGTTTGGGATCCTCAGCGAATCGCCACCATCGTCGATGTGACGTCCCAGGGACGAGCCGGCGACGTAATGGTCGCGCTTGATAATATGGGGGTCGCATTCCCTGACTTGAAAGTCAGCGACGGCACCCTGATCGAGATCATCGGCGAAAATTTCTCGTCAAAAGCCAAGCCTCCTCGACCAGTCGTTCTCGGACAGCCACATACTCCGAAAGCCTTGGCCGATTTCCATCAGTTTTTTGGCTTTTCGATAAACCCTTTCAATACCCGAGTTGGAACGAAGAGCAAGCTGCTGCAGCTTGATGTCATCGAGTTGCTGGAACACGCAGAGTTTAAGAAATGGCTCGACGCAGAAATTGACTGGTCATTCCCCCTGACCGTAAGTCACGTTATCCACGCCGATGACGAGGCTTCCAAAGCTCTCGCAGTGATCGTCGTGGCTCGCCTGCGCACTCGCTTGGCTGCTGGTTCGTCGATTACGGTGCTTCCATACCACGAACTGGAGAAGGACAACTGCAAAGACGCCACCGGCGTAGTGATCGTTTCCACCGTCGCCCGAGATGGCGGCGTGCTTCGCGAAATCAGTCGCGATCTGCGTTCGTACATCAAAGCGTACATTCCGAGGCATTTTCTTTCCCCGATCGGTATCCCCCAGACGAACGCGTCATGGAACCAATTGCGTATGTTCTTGGTTCGCAACTCCACGACCAGGGAGTACGGCTTTTCCAACTGGATACAGCTCCCACTTGGTGAAGACTCCAATGACAACTCTTGGCATCGCTTGATCGAAACTCACAAGGCTCATTCGGAACAAAACATCCATGACCTAGGCCTTGAGCACCTGCCCAACACCTCCAACATCCTGCCGTCCCTCGATCTAGCTGGAAAGGCAGCCTTAAGTGCGTTTCGAGGATTTTTGCTTTCGCCACGAGGCAACTCGCTGCGGCTCTCAGAAGGTTTTCTCTTTTTCGGAAACAAAACCGAGATTGCCAGGCGCTACGCTGACGTTGAGCCCAGCATGGTGCACCTCACAATGGCAGCCGTGCTCCAAAACGCCCGGGAACACAAAGATCACGAAAGGCGTCTCTGCCCCAACGGCTACGAGTCGGTCGTATTGGCCCCAGAGTGCTTCCTCAGATTCAACGAGGCCATCCTGCAAGCGTGCATGCTGAGGGCATGCCACCCAGCGGAGTTGGACTACTCATCCAGCCCTGAGCTCAGCAAGGTGATGAAAGAGCTGTTAGTGAAGGTGTTTGCACGTTCGGACAAGGACTTCGGCGACGCAGCCCTTGAGTTCGCTGCTGCCATCGCCGTAGGCTCGCTTCGGCTGGCGAAAACGGATATGGAAACTCTGCTGGACGATGCGCTGAAGCAGCACGCTGGCAATACGTCCGAATTGCTCGGGATGCTTGTGCTGGCCAAGCAAGCTAATCACTAGAATGACCCGCTGAAAGTCGGCTTGCCGGCCATGGCATGTCGAATACGGAGAGACCAAGCAGTAGTTCAGGCAATGAAGTGGCAAATTCGATGGGCCCAATCAACGGCTCACTAATCTTGCTGGGCTACGGATCTGCGAGCCAGACGGTGGCGTCCGTTGGGACAGGCAGCATGAGCTGCCTGGTCTCGTTAGGCTGAAAACTCCTAGCGCGGCTGATGGATCAATTGAGCCACGACTCAACAGTTCCCGCACCATACTGTACTTTCCAGGCCTTAAGACCTTTGTGATTTCCCCCTTTGCTCTCTATAAATTCACCCGTGTGGGGATTTACCTGATAGTGCCCCGGCAACATCGATTCGACAGTGCACCACGGCAATTTTTCGGTCTGAGCGATGGCGTCCACACTGTACAGTGGACGTCATGCATGCCATCGGAGCTGATTCGTCGTAAGCAGTGACGATCGCGTTGATCTAACCAGAGACGGTGACCTCTCCAGGCCATCCTCCGCTGAGCCACCAATTGAGCAGTGCAAGGATTCGCGATGCCCAGATACCTCAGTAACAGCGCAATACGTCTTTTGGAAGCGAGCCAAGAATCTTTGGCCTTGGCGCTGCATTGCCTGGGCACTCCAAATCGGGGAAGCCTGAGAGTTGAGGTAGCTCGATACTCCCCCGCGATTGGATTGATCGGAGCCGCCGCTGAGCAGGCTTTGGCTGCAATTATCGTTCAGGTTCGGGGCGATGAGGCTCTGGCTGCGTCCCCCACCCAGTACAAAAGCGCGCGACAGATTTTGTCGGACATGAGGGATTTACTCCGCGCGCCCATTCCTGCCAGCTCTTTCCTGACCGCAGGCGTAGCCGACCCCGCTCAACACCGCGAGTCGATCCTGCAGGCGTCAGAAGGATTTTCTGTGCTTTTCACCTACCGGGCGACCGGGCTCCATGCTGGCCTTGGTTTGTCTCGCACAGTGACACTGAAACAAGCCGTGAAGGTTCACAGTTTCCTTGAGCTCCTATCCAGGTCAACTCGTATCCGCGCCTATATGGATCGGTTGCCGATACCACCAGATGAAGTCATCGACCAGACTGTATTGATTGATGACCTCATTCAAAAATTCCAAAGCACCGATGCAATTACCGAGCGGGTCAACGCCTTACGATCTTTGTTCCTGATCCTCCCCGAAGTCCCCCCAGAAGCACCGGAGTGGCTTGAAGCGTTTGACCGCTCCGTAGTCTCGCCACGCCCTGCTGACATCACTTTGCTTTTGGAAACACTTGAACGCGCGGCACCAATGAGGTTCCGTCGCATGAATGCAGGGGGCCAAGCACTACCAGTAGTTGTCCGGCCAAACGACCCAAATGCGTTACCTATCGCCTTGCAGGACATGCGCCAAGCCTTTGGCCACGCGCGTGAGCAGTTTGGCGCAGACGTGGGAAATGCAAATGGACGACTCGATCAAGGTATTCTGGATCTGCCCCCAGAGTCCTTCTTGCTCGATTTGTGCCTCCAAGGCCCTGAGCAGCTACGCGAGACTCTGGATCGGCAAACGCTCACCGGTCAAGAGGTGTGGCCTTTCGTGGCTACTGCATTGAACCAGCAAGGAACAGAGCGCCCATACTGGTTCTTGGTATCGATGGTCGACGACATCGGTCAGCTAATCGGCCAGCTTCGCAGGGCTTCGGCGGTATCGGCTCAGGGACAGTTCAAAGAACGCTGTACCGCAGCCATCAGAGCCCTTGAGGCCAAAAGACAGGAGCGCACACTTCCGCCAGCTACTGAAATTGCGACCTTTACCGTCACACAATCTGCTGCGGCTGAAACCGCACGAGAAAGCATCCCCGACTCGATGGAGCGCAACGAAGGCACTGTTCGTGAAGCCTCTTTGGAAGCAATGCCGCCACTAGCCGCGTTATATGCCGGCGAATTCACTGCCGGCCAGGCTTTTCCTGCGGTGTATGCGTCCGAGAATCCAGATTCTAAGAAATACTGGACTCGCCAGTTGCTCATAGCAGCGACCGATGCCAGCGACCGCTCAATGCTCATCACTGCCCTGCGAGACCCTGAATTCGCCAACCTAAAGACGGATGCTCGAAAAGCGCTGCGCCTGGTAGATATTCTGACCTACGGGCCGAATATCGAACTAGGGTGACCACGATCCGTTCAACGACATCGGAGCCCCCCTGCGCATGCCTCGAACCCAGCAAAACCTCACCAGTCTGCGAGATACCTTCAGTCAGATCTTGGGCAACCAGAAAGACCACTACACGGATACACGGATCCCTGAATTGCTTTTCAGGCTAGGGCTGGATGATTGCACTGAGTACAGCTCCAAAAGGCAACACCTTGAGAAAGCAGTAGAAGCTTCGAGTGATGCTCAAATGTTGGCTGCCGCTCAGACGGCCTTGGAACTGATCGGCTTTGCGGCTCATGAGCGAGACCAGCTTCAAGAGCTGGTGTGGGACGATGGAACAGCGCCTGTCATCCCCGGTCGTTACCGAAGAGAGCTGGCAGAAAGGCTCAACCCCATCGAGCTTTTCATAGACAGGGCTGCTTTTGAACACGTGCTCGGTGAGTTCTGGCAAATCGACACGATGTCGTTTGTGAATTTGCTGCGACCGACCCCGACACTTCGCCAAGAAATTGTCCGCCACTACATCGAAAATCCCGATTGGGATGCGGTGACGATCTTCGACAAGCTCGGAGCGTTTCAGTCCTCGCATGCCCGATTTGGCCGATTCGTCGAAGCCTTGGCTTCCTCGCGGGTATTGCCCAGCGAACCCGCTCAGCGAAAATTCATTGAGATCGTCAACGATACCCTCAAAACGTGTGGAGTCCACATTGTCGTCGGGGTGGGGGACGATGCCTTCCTGACGGCCTCCTTGGCTTACGTAGGATCAGCCAAGCAGTCCTCCCCCAAGAACCTGATCTTCGCCTCCACCACGAAGCCAGATCTGCGACTCGGCAACGCCCTGGACAACGATATAGAGGTGATGTCCGACCCAACGGATATCCTGATCTATGACCGACCTATCGGAAGCACCGGCCTCTTGTGGCGCGACCTACAGGCTTGGTATGCCCAAACCTATGACATCGAGGAAGGCCAGGCCAAAAATCGCCTATATCGGCGCCTGGAGGCCTGCCTGCCTAAATCATCGCCCCCTCAAGCGCTAGCCTTCAGCAGCTTTTTCAAGGCCTTCACGACACTCATTCCTGAACTTCCAGTCTTACTGCCCGAGGTCTGGTTTCACTGGGATCCCCTGACGGTCTCACGGCGCGGCAAGGAGGCATTGCTCAGGTCGCGCATGGACTTCCTTCTACTATTGCCGGGCGGGGTGCGGGTTGTCATCGAGATTGATGGCAAACACCACTATTGCGATGCAACCGGACGCTCAAGTCCCCACCTCTACGCCGAGATGATGGCAGCTGACAGGGCTCTAAGGCTGGTGGGGTATGAGGTCTATCGCTTCGGTGTTCACGAGCTTCAGCAGCCTAATGCCGAGGAGGTGCTGATAATATTCTATCGCTCGCTGTTTGAACGTTACTCATTGCTACCGGCACCGTGATTCACTGATCCCATAAGCCGAAGATCGCTTAGCCTGAGCGCTGAAAAACTTTCCGCGAAGTAATTGATCAACGCCGATGCTTGCGGCCTCTTCCTGGATTCATATTGCTCCTCCAAATCCACAGATGGCACCATGTGGAAGACCTGATCATCACGATAGAATTTCAGCGAGACGCTGGGATGCTCACCCTCGCCCCCCGAAGGCTCACATTTTCAAAATCTACCAAGGAAATCGAAATTCATGGACAGTGTTTTTGAAGGTACCTTCCCTACTGACGCGAGCCCAGAGGAAATCTTCCCGCAAAACGCGCTCTCAATATTGCCATTCGTTCCGGAGGCCATATCAGCCTGGGCGTCAGGAAACGACCTGCATACCTTCATTCACAAACTACTTGAAGGTACGGGTTATGAAGATCAGGCAGATGAAAGGCTGGAGGGAGCGATCAACCAAGCCCTGGCTTTGGCAGACCACTTTGCAGAGACCGCAAGTCATTCAATGCCGGCGCCTGGTGCACGAACCCAAGCACCCGTGATGGTCGACTTTGAGCATGACCCTGTGTTCGGACGGTTAGCCAAGACATTGATAGCTTGGCAAGAGACCATCGGCAACGTCTTGTCCGAAGCAGGATATTTTTCTCTTTCACACATGCTTGAAACCCGGTCTGATCTGATGTGCTCTGTACAGCTGGCGGGCGCGCTGTACTACCGTCAGTCCATGCAAGTGCTGCGCGGATTCATCGAAAGCGTCATTTTACCAATCCATTTTTGCAGACGGCCCGAGCTGTTCAAGAAATGGAAATCTAACGAGTACCAAGCGCCTTCGATACGTGGCAAGGACGGAGTTCTATCGCGCCTGAAAAAAGATGGGATCATTTCGACAGAGCTGGAAACTACCATCTCCGATGCCTACAGCCTGCTCAATGGGTATATCCATGGTAGCGAAGAGAAACTGAACAACACCGGCCTGGATCGAGGCGAGTGGGAAGGTCATACATTCCAACAGGCGCGGTTCGAGGCATGGGCGCAGGTCTTTGCCTCACTCATCGAGGCCTCCCTCCCTCTCGTCAAAATCAATTTATCTCAGTGGGCAACAGCCAGGTTAGATTGGGAATTGTTCTGTAGCGTATGCCATGGTCATGACCTCGAAACCAAGCAGCAAAGAATTGACCCACCGATGACTCAGCATCAGTGTAAGCAATGCAGTCATACCTTCTGGAGGAATGAGGACGGCCAGCAATTCGTGCATGCAACCGTAGAATTTCTCGACTGATCATTTCATGCGCTCAGGGCTGTGGAGAAGACCTCAACAGCCCGCCATGCAAACAGACTTTTTAGCTGACCTGCACGGGGATAGCCCAAGCCAAGCCCACGAGTTAACATTTGGGCGTTATTAGCTCTCCACGACTCCATGACTCGGGACTCAAGACTCAGGGCTCCCATGACGCTGATCGGGAAGGTTTAAGCTTTGGCCTGTACCTTCACCCAAACCAATCATTCGTGTTTACAGAGAGCCGAAAGCTAGTAAGTCGATCACCGCGCCATGTAAGGGTGACCGACAAACTATACAGTCGGATCAGCCTCGTAGTGGGAAGAAGCCGTATCTCCCACTCTTTCTGCTTTTCGTGAAGTGCTGATAATTCAAATGAGGGATGAGCGCCATATCAGGCTCCTTGTTCTCAAATACAATCACTTGAGAATCTTTGAAGTTGTCGGCAATATCCTGATAGAACGCATAAATCACGTCCGCTGCCACTTCCTCATCATCTTCCTCAGGCTCCGGATCCCCTTCTTTGTATGTCGTCAGTGGCGAATCAAGCACCACAAAGCCAGGGTGGCGCCCAGAGAGTTTTAGTAGATTCATCAGCCCTAGAGCAAATGCAGAAGACGCGATGGCTCGATACCCCTTGCCAAAATTGCCTCTCGCACTCCCACCAATGGTGATGTCCCGTGCTTTGAAGTTGAATTCCACCGGGGCGTGATTCGGGAAACTCCAGCGCTGCAAGATATCCTGAATCTCTTTAACCAAAGGCTTGGCAGACTCCTCAAAGCTTTCAGGGGTGTATTTGTTTTGCTCCTCAAGCAGCAATACACCCAGCTTTTTCAGTTCCCCTCTTAGCTTGGCCTTATTCGTAACGTACTTATCCAGCGCCGAGTGATCCTGGTTGAGGCATGAGGCTAGCTCCTTCAGATCGCTCACCAGCTGCACTGAGCTCTGAATCTCTGTGGAGATCAACTTCTCCAGTGCTGCGATGGACGTTTTGGTAGTCTCAGCGGTGGAAGTATTCCGTTCAATCGCTGCCGCCAGGGATCCCTGTGCCTCCCCAAGCTCATGGAGGTTTTTCGAAATTCGCTCCAGCTCGAAGGAAACCCCCTTCTTGATGTCATCGACATCGGTTGTGCATGATTCGGAGTCGAAATGATTGCCACAGGTTGGACAAAGCACCGCGTCTGACTCGTCGAGTAAGACTGCCGCTTGCTCAATTCCCTGTAGACGCTGGCGGTCTGATTCATATTTCTGGCCAAGCATGCCAAACCGCCCCAGTAGGGCCCTATCTTCAGCAATTTTTCCTTCGACCACTTCCAGTTCGGAGATATGGCTGGCCTTTTGGGTGAATAGCCCTTCACTCGAATGAAAAGCGCCTTCCAGCTCAGTTTCAGCCACCTTGAGCCGAAGCTTAACTTGGGTCGTAAAAGAACTGAGCTTCTGGAGTTCAAGCGCCTCAGCCGCGTCGTCACCTGGATAGAATTGCTTGATAATGTCTTCGACAGCAGCTGCCCTGTGCCTCAATGCCCCTTTTGACGCCAACTCCTTTTTAGCCTGTTTAACCCCGGTGTCGTCTTTCCCCGTCAGCAACAGCTTCAGAATGGATGTCTCCATAGTGCGCTCATCTTTCTGACCCGTACCCAGTGGAGAGTACTCAGCCACGATTCGCGTTTCATCCATCAAAAATACTTTTTCGAAATCACGAAGAGAGAACGAAGCGTTATTGAGAGAGGCTGTACCTTTCAACAACAGCTTTCCATTCAACCCCAACCTATCCAGGAATTGATTGGAGATCGAATTCATCTTTGTAGGGTTATGTTTCACCCCCAGGGTTTGAACCTTCCCCTCTTCATCGTAAAAAGTAGGCTTAGAGCTTTCTGAAAGGTGCCTCTCAATCGTGAAGGAGCGCCCATCATCGTGCACAAACTTAACCTTGAGAGTGGTGTAGCCCTGCGACTCGTTGATAGGCTTTGGAGGCGTATTTGCACCAAGGGCAAACTTCAGGCACTGAACGATGTAGGACTTACCAGTGTTGGAGCCGCCTTGAACAACGTTCGCACCCTTCTCAAAATAAACAGCGGCATCTGCACGGTCAGGGCCACTCACGACAACGCTTTCAATATACATCAGACCACCCTGTCAATTTTATAAATAGTGCGCCGTTGAGCAGCGAGAAAATCAACATTAGCCTCGACCCAAGAAACACGTCTTCTGAAATCCACATGGTATTCAGTACTCAACTTGGCGGCAAACACACTACCCGCACTGGTGATAGAGTATCGAACACCTTTCTCATCAACTTGGGAAGTAATCAAACCTTTAGCGGTAAATAGTTTTATGGCGCTTGGGAAAATTTCTCGCCTACGCACCAGTTCGGCAAGTCGATTCAAAAGGACTGGATGCAGGCTTGCATCCCCTTGAAAGTCACTACTATAAATAGAGGCATAGTCAAAGAATATAAGTTCATCGAGATCAAGCTGCCGGGCTAAGCCTGCAAGCAACAGAACAATGCGTGCACCAACTTCCACAGGGCTGTTGTACAAATCCTTTGAGCTCGTCATCTATTTCTTAATCCATTTAAACTTTAGGTCATTCACCAGTTGATGACATAGCCCCTTTCGATCGGAGGTCTGCAAGAAATGCCGAAGTGGATGAGAGTCATATGGAATATTAACGGACTGCGTGCTTACTTCGAGAAAACGTTGATACCCATCATCGAATTTCTTACGCACCACGCTGTGCAAGCCTTCGTGGCACTCACCTTTGAGGCTTTCATAGCATCCTGTAGGAAAAGCATCGCGCGAAAATATCTCCAGTGACTCAGCGCTGAAAAAGTTAATCCGCGCTCGCTCAAGATCTTCCTTATACTCAGTGTCCATGACGCTACTGAATGAATACTCTGCACCATCGGCATCAGAGAACGCATCTAAAAGCGCATCAATATAAATTTTCTCATTATCACCAACAGCGCTGGGCTCAGGCTTCCGAACCTGCGGTCGCTTAAGATGATAGCTTCCAAACCGCGTCGTGTGATATGGCGTCAGGGCGTGCCTATCAATTAACTCCTGTGAAGACATTTCATCAACAAATGAAAAATCAAGGGTATTTATATAATCCAACAGACCACCCTCAAGAGGAATGGACTCCTTCTTCGTAATCTTATCCTTACATACCTTATCCCAACGCTTAATGATCTCAGCCTTGATGCGAGACTTCTTGGACAGCATATCGATGCAATCAGAGCTGCAGCCTTTAGGGGAAACAAAGCGGTACTCACGCGGCAGGGTGTAATCCTCCCTCCACGTGTAGTAAACCAGCTTACCCAGCTCCCCAACTACGTTTGCTACGCTCAGTTTATCTTTGTAGTGCTTGCATTGGTAATTGTCCCACCCCGTCGCATGCCGCGCGATGACATCGCGCCCCTTGTCTCCCGCACCAGCACAGCGAGTGACCGATTCGTAGTCTTTACCTAAGTAAGAGACGAACTCCAGCGTAAAGATTTCCCAAGTATCCGCAGACATGATCTGCAGGCGATCCAGGGGATGAACTGTTTCACCTTTTTCTACATCCAGTGCTGTGAGCTCGAATTCCGGGGGTGGAGGGAGCTTAATGGCATTTTCACCAAAAGACATTAGCTACTCCTCTGCGACAAGGTGCTTTGCTTGCTGAGTTGTAATTAGCCCATATCATAATCCGAGGTCGCGCTCCACCTGTAGAGTCTGGATACGATCTGGCATCTCACCAAGGATTTTATTTGGATTCTTCCGCAAGACGCCCGTGAGCTTCTTCAGGAAACGCTGATTCAACTCCATATTCCCCATCAGTTCGGCAATAATGATTTCAGGGTCAACGTCAGCTTCTTCCAGTCCAATTGCCAGCGCCGCGCGGGCTGCGCCGATGGGTTTGTCCATCGCGTATTCGACTAGATCGGCAGGATGAAAAGCATATTCCTGCTTCTGTTCCTGGCCCTTTTCCTGCTCCTGCTCACTCATGCATGAGTTCCTTAGTTGTCGGCATATTGTTCGTCTGGGGATTCGTCTGGGTTCTTGAGTTACTGGGCTTTCAGGCTTTCAAGCGGGTGCTCTTCTAATCGCATGCACGACTAAGACTCCCAAGTAGCCGCCTCGGGATATGATGGTCGTCTGTCTGCGTTTCTGTGGCGTAGCTGATCCATGCCGAATTCCTACCGCCCTACTCTCCCCTTAGGCGGGGGTGGCTGGGCATCTAAGTGTCCATAGGTAATGGCACAATACTATCTTTATGCGCCGTGCTGGGGAACCCGACGGGGCGCCTGGAGGGCTAACTGGAGGAGTCGTGCGGGGCACTTGGGGACTGAGGGTTATGGAATTGCGGGCTTTGTGTGGGGGTGGGGGTAGCCGACATGTTCATCGATTTGAGAAAAATGGACAATGGACAATGGACAAAAAAATAAGCTACTGATTTGTATAGATTTGACATGTCCATTTATGGATTTAGCTCACACGTACAGAACTTATCGGACGCGGCCACGACTTTTTCCTAATCGTCGAGAACAAGATTTCAGCCGATTCAATAAAGAGACCACGCGTGAGCGCTAACGCCTGCGTCTACCCACGTGAAAGCCGTGAGAATTCCACCCAGAGCCAGCGATTTTGTGGGGGTAAAATCGTTCACAAATAAAAAGGGTCGCGAAATAAAATCTCGCAACCCTTTGATTTATATGGTCGGGACGGAGTGATTCGAACACTCGACCCCTAGCACCCCATGCTGGGAACTCTAGAAATCCAAGCCCTTGTTTTTAAAGGATAAAACCCTGCCTTAAGAGTAGCAAAACATCCTTTTTTTTGTGATTATGCAAACGGAAACGCGCGGCCTCCAGAGGAGGTTTTGCGCACCATCTCCACGGCGTTCTGCCGAAAGATCAATCCCACTGCTACGCTGGTTTCGTCCAAAGAGGAAACCAAAATGCCCAACTCCGACCTGCTCCCTTCCCTACTCTTCAAGATCAACGAAAACCAGCTCGCCCTCGAAGCCGCCATCATGGAGCTGACCAACTGGGTCGAGCAGCGCGGATCGGCCGATGTCGCCGAGAACGTCCGCGGCGCACTCTGGACGATCGACAAGAACGAGGAGTTTATCAAGATGACCCTGGCGGTTTTGATGGCGCCCGAATGAAACAAATAATCGCGGCGTCAAAACGAGTAACCGGTTGGCACTAAGCTCCATTGAATGGTGGGATGCGATACCGAAACGAACAGTTCGGGGTTTATCATCTTTATTTCAATGACCCCCTGCCCTCCAGATGCCAGTCCCTTGCCAAGACCACTTTCCGAAGGGGATATCGTCATCTTTAATGGGATACGTGTATCGGAGCTTTGCATGTAATACGAGAATTTGACAGTTTTGGCGCTCATAGGAATTGAACCCTGCAGGTCGAATCTGACGATAGGGGTCCACTGATCTGCACTGACTACTGAGGCTGACTCAGCCACGCCCTGTATTTTTTTTAAGTTCTGCCAAACACTTTCGCCCGCCAAGCTGGAACCTAAAAACATCAGAACTCCTCCTATGAACGCAGCCAGCGAGCCCACTACAAAGAAAAAAAATCCCACCAGGTTGATTTTGTCGCCGATTCCGGAGGTCATAAACAATTCCATTTTTCGCCGCTCGATTGGTCATAGCAAAAAGTAAATCACTTACCTGGCATCTCGTCGATGCTCTGTTGTGCCGTCATCCTGACTGTTACAACCAAGTTCTACAGCTCGTCGCCTTCCCCTCGCCCACCTTCCTCGCCTCAATTACTGTACATGCATACAGCATCCGTGCAGCGAATCTCCTTCCATGAATTTCGACCAAGCCAAAACTCTCCGGCTCCAGCGATGGCGCGCGACTCTCGACGACCACGACTTTCGAATGCAAAACCCCGAGGGGCACCGGGAAACTCTCCATGATATGGCTGCGGCGCTGCATGCAGAGGGACTGATCGACCAGCTAGAGCGCTTCGACATGAACGAGATGGCAGATGCCGCCTACTGGCACGCCGTGGAGGAGCTGCAGAACTCGCCGGACCAATACCGCGGAGCGTCGACCTATGACGTCGTGCAGGTCGACAACGGGAAATTGCTGGGCACAATCAGCCGCTCGATCTTCAATTTTTCAAACACCGAGCCGGGCATCGCGTCGTCTTCCTATGACGGCAAGGTTTACTCTGGCCCAGAGGGGATACACCTGAATCTGAGGCTTTCCCGGAATGTCGGCACAATCACGGGGCTGATTTTGGAGATGTACGGGCGACGGTACCAATTGATCGAGATGCAACGGATGATCCGCGGCGTTTGCCACGTCCCTATCGACGACCCAGATGCGTACCGAGCGCTGGTTGATGCGGCTCAGATTGCCCAAGAGGGTCGAGATCTGCGTCTCTTTGAAAAAGTGCGCCCTCACATTGAATCGGCCGCGTTCTGCATTTGCCCTGCCTGCCTCGATCGCTTTGGTGCGCGTGATGACTGCCCGGCATGCGCCGGAAAAGGTTTTATGACGAAGCCGGCGCCAGTGGGTCTACGCTGAAGTAACCAGGCGAGGATCCGGCAATGTGCGGACGACTATCCCAGTACAGCGGCATTGACGACTTCGTGGGGCGTTAAGCATGCAGAACGCCCTGGTCAACTCAACCGGGGAGCAGCCTTTCGAGCGGTACAACGCCGCGCCGACCGCCCAGCTCGCCCTTTTTCACCAGGAACGCCAATTCCTGCAAACGGACATGGTTCGGTGGGGATGGCGCCGCACTGGGCATAAGATCGCGCCGCACCGATCAACGCCAGGGCAGAGAAAGTCGCCCACGGCTCATTCTTCCGCACGATCTGGTCACACCGGGCGATCATCGCGATCAACAACTGGTTCGAGCGGGTCGACGAAGACGGGGCGAAGAAGCGGCCTTATCTGACCAGGCACCGTGACCAATCGCCGACTCTTTGTGCTCCCATTGACCAATACCCGAATGAGGAACACGGCCCGGGCGAGCATGACGGCTTCGTGATCATTACCGCTGACAGCGCCGGCGGCATGGTCGATATCCATTGATCGGCGGCCGGTGACGTTATCGCCAGAGCTCGCTCGCGAATGGCTGGATCCGGCAACGCCGAAAGAACGGGCTGAGTAGATGGTACTGAACCTGGGCGAACCGACTGAAGTTTTCGAGTGGTTCAACGTCGGACGGACTGTGGGGAATGTTCGGGATCAAGGTCTAGATTTGAGAAGGCGGGTTATTTAAACCCAGTGCGCCGCTATCACTTAAAATTATGTAAAACCAATCTAGATACGATGGAGATCATGCTAAGGCTGTACACCAACAATACGGCAAAATGAACAAATACATTCAATTTCGCTTCGTTCAACTTACGTATCCCATGGCGCTCATTTATGATTACCAGAGATGCTCCGACGACGACGATGCAGGTTCCACTGAGAATCCGCATGACATCCCAAAATCCCTGCCCTTGCTCCTCCGTCAATAGGCTGAAACCTATGGCTAGAATGACTGCTGCGACTGCAAAATTTTTGTAATGGTCGAAGATCGTTTTGACCGCATTATCACTTGCTATCAACTTCTTAAACATAATTACCCCTCTCGAAAAAAAGCCATTAAAACATTTTATTTTGCTTCCGTTAATTGGCTCGAAGTACTTCGCGCACGTACGTTTGGCACGCAGATAACGCAATCAGCCCCCGGTCGCCTGCGTCGGTGATGGCGATAATTCGTTGAGCATGCGCCGTGTCAAGTTGGGCTCGTACGGCTGCATGATCCACGCCGCCGGCGCCGGTGGTGGCTGGCACCCCACAGCCTTTGGCAGCGTCGGTTGCGTCGATGAGGACTGACAGGCGCAGATCAGCAGTGGCAAGGCGATCGCGCAGGCGATCTTGGTCACGTTGGGCATCGGTCATTTTCCTGAAGTGGGTTTGTTCACTGGCCGCCAGCCGCTGCTCGAGCGCCAGGCGTTTGTCCTGCTCGGCCTGTTGCGCGGTGGCGGCGGCCGAGGTCAGTTGATTGAGTGTTTCGGCGTGCTGCTGGGCCTGCTGGGCCAACTGCTTCCCGTAGCGCCAGTCCTGAAATTGCCAGGCACTGACGGCGCCAATCAGCACCAGCGCCAGCGCGCCCACCGCTTTCCACGGAACGACCATCACGGCACATCCTTGAAGAAGACGTGCCCGCCCAGCTTCAGCGTCAGCTTTGCCTTCGCCGCCCAGGCCGGTGCCTTGATGCTGGTGGCGTAGTAATGCGTGGCGCCGCCGGTAGGATCAGGCACCGCGCCGTCGATCACCTTGTCAGCAGCGATCCGCGCCTGCGCCAGCTCGCGGAACGGGATTTCCTTCACGCCGATCAGGAACTGATAGTTGGGGTCGGTCTTGTTCCAGCAGCTGAACTGGTACGGCCTCTGGCAGACGCCGGCATAGCCCTCGCCCCACCACGAATTAGTCTTACCGTCGAACACGCGGTTGCGGATCGTCCACGCCACGGCGATCTGGCCGGCTGTTCCTTCGCCGCGGGCCTCGCCCCACAAGGTGCGGGCAAGAATGTCGCGGTCTTTATCGGTTGCAGTCATCACTTTTCTCCAGGCAAAAAAATACCCGCTCGGTGGCGGGTTTCGTTGATCGTGTCGGATCACATCGTTTCGGCGGCGCTCAGCATTGGCGCGGCCACAATCTCCGGGACCGGAGGTTGTGCTGGCCACGCGGGAGCCTGATACCAGGTTGGCTGAACCGTGATCTTGCCCAGTGCGAATTTGTACGCCTTCCAGGCTTTCAGCGTGATGAGCAGTGAAGCCTGTTCGGCAACATCCTCATCAGTTGCCTCTCCCACTTCGATGCCGAAGCTGATCGTGTCGACTCGATCCTGAATGCGGGCAATCTGCGACACTGCCGTGCTGTTGCGTGCAGCCAGTTCAGCCTTTGCCAGGGCCAGAGCCTCCGCAGCCAGAACAGCATCCTTCATCGCCTTGGTGACCAATTTGCTCCAATCGATATTCATTTGGCGGTCTCCACGGCGACGGCAGGATCTGCCAATGGCTGGGGCAGGCTCACAACACCGTCAGGAACGTTGAGCAGCGGCTCCGGATATGCCTGCTCCGGGCTGAAATTGATCGGCAGCGGCAAGAAAATAGTCAGCGCCAGTTGGCCATCGACGCGATCGACCTGGCCCGCAAACCACTGCGAGCTGATCGCGGCCGCCGGCAAGGTGTCACCGTCGGCCAGCGGCGAGAAATCGAACACCTCACCATTGACCATCAGGGAATCGCCGCTCCGGATAAGACTCAGGGTGTTGTCACTCCGTATCGGACGCAATTCAATCCTCATCAGAACCACCTACCAATTGCAAAAATATTGAATGACACGCTGGTTGTGACCGTCGACGCCGAAGGCGAGGCCAGGAACAGGCTAAACGTGTTTCCGTTTGTGGCATCTGCCAGAGGACACCACGCTGCGCGCCCCGCCGCTGACGGATCACGCACCTGAACGAAAAGCAACGGAGCAGCGGAGAATAAAGCAGGCATATTGCCGATGATTGGACCGGCAAACCGGTTCGCTGTAACAGAAGTCCAGCCTGGGGTGAGACTCAACGACTGCACTGTAATCATCAGCCCAGAGGCGAACTTCACCCATGATCCTGCGCTGCTCGATCCAGACTCAAAGATCGCGCCTGTGGGAACACCGCCACTCTGAGAGACCGTGCCTAGAATTGCGGCGATCGCTGCACTGCCCAGCCCAAGGCCAGTGCGGGCGTCTGCAGCATTCTTACCACCGGTGCCGCCCTGAGCGAGAGATAGAGCTGTAGTCAAGCCTGACAGGGATGTGATGTCGCCGTTGGCGCCCGACTTGGCCGCGCCTAAATTGACAAGTGCGTCCCCTGAGGTTGTTGCTCCGGTCCCCCCTTTCAGCACCGGCAGAACATCGTAATTACCGGTGGTGCCAAGTGTGGCGAGCTTTGCACCGAATTGATTGACCAATGCCCGAAGCGCATCGGCCGAGTCTTTCACATAGCCCTGCATTGGCGCCAAAGCATAAATGCCGGCGTTATTGGTTGCGCCCTGATAGTTCGGCGAGATCGAGAGCGCGGTGTCGCTCGCGATATTGGTCACTTCGTACCAGCCGCCGTCCGGGCCACGGAAGGCATCACCGACTCGGCTGTTGGCAATAAAAGAGGTGCCCGCGCCAATTACGGCATTGGAATTTTGGACGACAGAAACCGTCCCGGTTTTGTACCAGGGCATCGATTATCTCCAGAAAAGTTATAGGGTCAGGCCAGCAATTTGGCGCAGAGAAATGGCCGGTGGCCCTGATCGGTCCAAGCCGTGAAGGCAAGGCTGTACATCATGATTCGGCCGTTCGCGTAATCGACCCCAAGAGCGCATCCACCGCCTACGCCATCGTTGTGACAGTTCATCGTGAAGGGATTCAGGGAGACGTACTCCCCTGCCCCAAGGCTTTTATTTATGCCCCAAAAATACCGCCTACCAACGCCGAGCTCTTCTGTTCCGAGGTAAGTCCAATTGCCTGCAGCAAATGTCACCACCACCGCTGGGGCGCCGCTGTCATAAACGAGCGCGCTATTTTGATCCCACAGGCGCATACCGTAAGAGGCCGTGCCCATCGATGCCCAAGCGGCCACGAAATACTGACCGCTCAAGGTCTCATTAACCTTGGATGCATTCATGGCGAAACCGGTCCAGTTCCCAGGACCACCGGTAAACCAAACCGATATCGGCACCTGAATCACTCCGGTTTGATCCGGACGGATGAATACCAAAGGAGGATCTTGACTGGTGACTGCTCTCGAAAAAACTCCGGAAGCAGTTGCAACACCCGAGTACGATCCTTTCGTTAGCAGGCAAAGCCTCGGAGCTTCCGAGTCGATCTGAACAAACGAGTTGTCGTTTAAGCTCTGAAATCCATATGTCATGTCGAATACCTGATTGCATAGCCCTTTGCGACAACCCTTGACCCGACCGTTGAAGCGCTCGCCGATGGATTTTTGTTCCTCACAACTACTTGCCCAACTGAAGGCGTGACGTATGGATAAGACTTACTGTTTCCAGATCCGTCAGTTTCAGATGACTGAACGTCCTGAAGCCGGATTGGGATGATCATGAACACGCAGTTGACCGGGTTGAAACCCGGGATGTTCAGCGTGTAGCTGGGCGTAGTACCGCTGAAGTCGATCACCCCTTGCCACAGTACCTGGTAGGTAAACGAGTTGGTGTCCATGCCAAGATTGCCATTCTCGTCCCAGACTCTGGATCCATAAGTCATGCGTCGAGATCTCCAAGCTGCACCCGTTTTACACCGTTCTGATCGAACACCTTGATGGCCCTGTTCGTCATCGTTAGTCGCCCGCCACCCGGCGCCGGGCCGTTGAACTCAAGGTTTCCCGCTTTATCCAGACGCCAGCCCTGCGAACCGGCAACGTAGTTGTCAGATTGCAGGTACTGACCGATTTTCAGCATCGTGATGCTGCCGTCCTGGATGAACGCCGAGTTCATGAACACCTGCCCACCCTGAACCGCAAACGGCACCGAGATGGCACCGCCGGCAATCGTATTGACGATGGCGAACCGGTCAGCTGCGACGAGAAACTGGCTTTGCAAACCGGCCGGGCCGTTCTCGATGCCGAGCCCAATGCCGGCGGCGATGTACTGACCTGTGCCTGAGTTGTACTGCATCTTCACCGACCAACTTGCGGTGATCTTTCCATTCACGTCGTTGACGATCGACGTGTTCTGTTCAATCGCCGTTTGTTGGTTTCCGACAGTGGTGCTCAGCTGGCTCAACTGCTGGGCAGTGGCTTGCTGATTTGTAACCACCACCTGCTCCAGCTCAGTGATGTTCGCAGCGTTCTCGCCGATTTTCGCGTCGAAGGTGGTGATGCGCTGAGCCATTGCCTCATCTTCAGATGCTCTGACTTTGCTTTCCGACGCGATCGAGGCAGTGCTCCCCCACTCCTTGAGTGCACCATCCAGGTCTCCCTGGCCATCATCGTCCCGGGAGGACGCACGCAAGGCTTCAAACGCCGTCGCCTGCGCCGTTACCACCCCGTCCAGCTCGGTTATTTCTGCGGTATTGGTCGCCACCTGCTGGGCAAGCCCATTGACGGTTTCCACCGTCTGCCCTACGTCGAGCCAATAAGCTGGATTAGGCGGTGGAGTATCGACCGGCACCGGACCGGTAGCCTGATAAATGCGCTTGCCCTGCACCACCAAGTCGTACTCTTCGTAGGTGGCTTCAGGGTCGTAACCCTTCAATCCGTCGAGCGCATCGATCTGAGCCTGAAGGCCGGGGATCTTGTCGATTTCGTCGAGAAGGTCCTGACCCAGTTCCGTGCGGCCGATCTCGCCGGCGATCATCTCCAGAATTGCCGCCGCGTCCGCGCTCGATTGCCCCTGCACACCCATACCGATCGGATACCACGGCCCGATGTTGCCGATTTTGTCGACGATCCGGCCCCAGAAGTAGAACGTCACGCCAGCGCGCAGGCCGAGCATGGAGAAGTCACTCTGCGGATAAGCCAAGTCTGTCAGCTTCGTGGCCGCATCAAGCTGCGTCGTGGGTCCATACCAGATCTCTGTCCGCTGGCTGTCCTCAGCGCCAGCAGGGAAGCCCCACTTGAGATAAATGCCGAACAGCAACGGCGTTGCGGTCAGGAACGCCAGCGCTGGCGGCAATCCCTGCTTCCCGCTGAGGTTGGTCAGAATTGAGTTGCGCCACTGCGACGAGATGTCGAACGCACTCACCGCGCGCACCCGGGCCACGTAGCCGCCAGCGTAAATGCCGACCACGTCCACGTTGGTCATGCCGGTGCGCTGCACCTTGATCCAGTTGCCGCTGTCCTTGCGCCACTCCACGTCATAACCGACTGCGCCGTCCACGGCGGGCCAACTGATCGTCATGGTGGCCACGGCCAAGCCCTGGACCACCGAAGACGTCGACGCGAGGGACACGCTCGCCGGCGCCGGTACGACGGTGATCGGAATCACACTGATTGGCCGCTCTTCAAGGCGAGCACCGGTGTCGATGTGCGCGAACTTGCTCGGCTCGAACTGCAGCGCGCTGATCTCGAAGTCGCCCTCGGTAGTGCGCTTGGTGCGCAGCACACGGTACAGCGGGATCGCCAAATCATCGGCGTCGAGCGCCCATTGCAATTGCGCAACCGGTGGCTCGCTGTATGCGACAGTCACCGTCACGGCGCGGCCATTGACGCTCTGCACGGTGCGGCCCTCGGCGCGGCCGCCCGGCAGGTTGATGATCAACCGATCACCAGCCTTGGCTTGGGTGTCGCGATCGAGCGTAACGACGCGGCCAGCAGCTGACGAGATCCGCCCGCCAACTTCCCGACCGGCCAGCAACGAGTCAGCAACCGGGATGATGTGACCAGGCAGCGGAATCACGCCCTCCATGCCGGTCTTGAACGACACGGTGCGGTCTTGGTTGTTGCTCAAGATCGCCCACTTGCCGCGACGCTGGGCCTCGGAGGCGCGGGTGCAGCCAATGGCGCTCAGCTCTGTCGGGCGGTCGCCGTAGCGACGCTGCAGATCCAGGTCAGCGAACGGAATGACGTCGGTGTCGTAGTTGTTCGCCGGGTTGTCGTAGCTGACCAGTGCTCGGGTGTACCGTGTCTTCGCCGAGGCGCTGCCATACGAGAACTTGCCGTCGATGACATTGGCCCGGGTGAAGACGTAATCGAAGTCCTGCGCGCGCGGCATATCGGCCTGCATCACCAGTTGGCCCTGAGCCCAGTACGTCATGCCCCGGTAACTGCCGGTGATATCGCGCAGCAAAGACCAGGCATCGGCCTTGCCCTGCAAATTCAGGTCATAAAGGAATCGTGGCTCGGTACCACCCAAACCGTTCGTCACTAACTGGTCGCAATACTGGGCAATTCGGTAGAGCTCCCATTTATCGACCATCCACGGCTTGATGCGCTTGCCCAAGCCAAACATATCGTTTGTGCAGATGCCGTAAGTGATCCACGCCGGGTTGTTGGTCCAGGCCGATTTCATCGAGCCGTCCCACGTACCGGTATAGGTGCGCTGGATCGGGTCGTAGTTGCTCGGCACCATCCAGCGCCGGGCTTTGCACTTCACCGTCACCGCCGGAATGTTGGTGAACTGTTCGGCGTCGAATTCGATGTAGAGCAGCGCGGTGTTCGGGTAGCGCAGCTTGGCATCGATCACTTCCGTGTAGCCGGCCACCAGCATCGTATCGGCAACCTTGTTGCTGTTCTGGTTCGGCGTCAGGCGGCGCACGCGGATCTGCCAGCCCGTGGTGGCGGTCGGTAGGTCGATACGCCGCGAACGCTCGTAGCGCGTGGTGGTCTTGCCGTCGACAGCGTCCACCAGTACCTGCTGATAGGCGCCGCCATCGGTGGCGACGTCGATCGCGTACTCGATACGGTAGCCGCCGACATTGCCTTCATCATCGGACCGTTGCAGCGCCGGCCACGCCAGGCGCATGCGCACCGCCGACAACTGGGTGTTGCTGATCGAGCGCACCCACGGCGCATCACTGCGCAACTCGATGTTCAGCGAGGTTTCATTCTCCACCGACGGGATGCCCGGGATATAGGTCTGATCTACCGAGCCCGGGCGCCAGTCCCACTTCACGTTCGGGAAGTTGTAGTTGCCGCTGGCATCGCGGATCGGCGTGTTGTCCAGGTAGATGTCGTAGTCGGTCGGAATGCCGTCGAACTCCCCCTCGCCCACGGCGATCAGCAGTTTTGCAAGGTTGGTCGAGCGCAGGCTGTCGCTGGCTTCGACCGGCGACTTCGGCTTGCTGCTGCCGCCCTTCTCGCCGTAAATCTCGATCTGTTCCGCTGCGCCCATGCTTTCCTCCAGGCATAAAAAAACCGCCTCACGGGCGGTTGGTGTGCTGCTGTCTTGCTTACACTTTGTCTTCGGCCAGAATCGAGGCCGAGATGATCATCCCACCCCACCGGCGTTCGCCGATGCAGATCGGAACCGGGTTACCGCTGGCCGTGGTGTTCTTGGCGCTGCCGAAGGCGTAGGACGGGGCGTTTTCAGGGGATGCGCTTTGCTTCAGGCCTGAGGCTTGGGGGCTGAGCATTTGAATCATGCCGCCAATCGCCATCGACGCACCGGCCGCATACAAAAAAGGTGATGCGGCGGCAAACGGAGTGAAAGACAGCACATACGCTGCGGCGATCATGACTGTGCCGACGATTGTCTGTAACCCACCGGCACGCTTGCTGCCACCAATCACTGGAACAATGCGGATTTCCCGCGTGCCGCCGAGATCGAATCCGTCCATCCCAATGTTCGCGCGGTTCCGGAAAATCGCAAACTTCAGCCCAAGGCGCTCCAGCCGCTTAATTTCCTCGGCGAAGCCATGAGTCGTCGCATTGAGCGCGCGGAAAACCTCCCCGGCCGACCCGCCGTCGAGAAGGAATTGCTTGCTTCGAAAGAACTTCTTAGCGAGCGAACCGGACAGCATCACTTTCGTCATCGGTGTGTAGGTAATTGCTAAGCACATGCCATTCTCCAAGCAATAAAAAACCGCCCGGAGGCGGTCTGTTCAAAGGGTCGTTGGCAGTATGTCGATCTGCCCATCGCCCCCGGTGAAAACTCGATATTTCTTGATCGCGCCGTCTTTCACGATCGCTTCCCGCTCCACTCGCGCAGCCCCCATGGAGCAGATGCCAGAGCCGGTGTAAGCCGCGCCAACTGAAACTGAATCAGGCGGCAGATAGAACGATGCCTTCTGGCCCGGCTCGAGCTTGGCGGCCTGTTTGCCATCGATAAAAACCGCCATCGCGCAAAGGCTTCCGGTCTGCCCAGAGTCACGGATCACTTGCAGTGTGCCATATGCCCCTGACGGCTTGACCTGGTATGCCGACAGCTGACTAGCCGGCGCCTGCTTGGCCTCACTGGAAGGCGTTGGCGAAGTCGCACACCCCGCCAACAGCGCTACCGCCAGCGCTCCTGCGATCAATTTCATGTCGTTCCCTCATTGAGATTTAGGTGGACTTTATCACCTACTAGTAGGCAACACGAAAGCTCCATGAGCGAGACAAATTAGTTCAAGAGATTTTATCACTGCGATACCCCCTCAATGAAGGAACATTGCACTGTTATCAGCCAATACCTTGCCTAACCATTAACCAGTCGGTCTATACCCCTCCTCGCCGTGCTGAATACTGCTTATGCACACTACCTCATGGCGGGGGGATGAATATCTTCTGTGGATCATCCGCGCATCTCTTTCAAGTGTTCTATTAGTGCTCTCATGATGCTTAAGAACCAGCTTTTATCAAATGAGTATTCTGAGCGAGCAGCCAATACATTAATTGCTTCTGGGGTTGTACTGCTATTCTTCCAGATGGGTAATTCTCTAAGTGCAAGTCCGTAAGAGACGAAACCGACCTGAGCCAACTCTTCGTCGTCGGTAGCCCCTTGAAGTATATTTATATTAATATCTCTAACAAGAGCTTCCGCATACCCATCGTGAACTTCAGCAAAAGTTGCATGAAACCCTCCCTCAAATGATATTGTCCATATTGTTTCATCATCAATGTAGTTGCGAGCATTTACACCAGTTTCTTGACGAAACTCCTCAAATGCCGCTAGCTCTGCAGAATCAGCCACTTCCTTGCCTCCTGGAAACACGAGCTGACCGCCATAATTCAGATAACTACCGTTATTATATGTAAAGCCTTTAAATCTGAATCCTACGATTTTTTTGAACGCAACCAATACCGAGCCGCTATTAAAATCATAAATTACCATATAGGAATGAAATTTAGCCATTTCTGTATTGCTCCTTGTATTTTCTTCCTATTTACACCAAACCATTAGGAGGCCGGAAATGTTGCCAGATCAAAATTTAGGCTCGTTAGTGTGACCTATTCGATATGTGCAATAGGTATAGTCAAGGGACTGATTATTTCAACCCACGACATCAGAACAGTGTAAAAAGCCAGTTATTTTTATCGTTAAGGGCCCGACATTCTGAATGGTTCCGAATGGGTGGGCGTCACAATCGGCAGTCGTGGACTCTTAGAAGTCATTGACCGGCATGCACGAACATATCGCCCCCTCTCCTGTACGAATCCCCAGTAACGCCCCGCCTACCTCCGATAGTAGCCTCTTGCCCTCACGGAAAGACTGCATGCCTAGAGCAGTGCAAGCAAATGGGGATAACCGAAATGTCCGTTAGAGATGAAATGCTTGATGAGTTTGAGGCCCAAGACGGCGTGAATTGCGCCATTTTAGAAGTTCTGAAGAGAGTTTCTTCCATCGTGGCGTTGAGACTGCCGCCAGATTTGCGGGCCGATTTTCACGAAATGCTTGAGAGCATACCTACACAATTTGAACCTTTCCGGGAAATGCCTGTGAATGCTCAAGAAGCATTCACTCACGTAGTCAGCTCAATCTCAGACACTGTCAAAGAGGTGCTCTGACACAGTCGAAGGATTCCCCAGTCCTTTGCCTGCAAGCCCAAGGACTGGGATTGCGCCAATTTCGGCGCGCTTATGACCTAGGAGGTCAAAAAATGCAAACCATTGATCAGCGCGTAGTTGTGCTTGAACAAGCGGCTAATACCATTTCTGCGGTAACCATCAACGCATTGCTAGCCATCATCACTTCAATATCTAAGCTCGAGTCTTTGGACAAGCAAGCTTTGAAAGCTGAACTGGAAAGCTTGAAAGCCGTCCATGTGCAAAACGGCAATCAGGCTCAATACTCCGATATCATTTCCCTACTTCAGCAGCGAATTTCCTGACCGCGTGATTGGCGTCAGCACGTTTGCTGGCGCCAATCCAAGCCCCAAACCAGCAATAACCTTCCTTCCGTCGTTCATAATCACAATTTGCAGTTGCATTCTTTACTCCCGCGGACTGGCCGCATCAAGTGGTTATTTGTGCGCTTCTGTGCCTGAGGATCAGGCGCGTGCGGTCTAGCCACGGCCCGCCGAACACGATCACTTCAGACGGTCTTCCATACAGGTGATGCAACAGAAACGGGCCGGGGCCGAAGGTCGCTGCGTCCTCGCCGGGCAGTGCCGAATCGGCGCCGAGGAAGATCCCTGCGTGGTTCGGGCAAACCGTCCGCCCTACTTCCATCACGATCATGTCGCCGCGCTGCGGTTGATCGACCCTATAGAAGCCGGCGGCCTCGTAGTTCGCCTCGTAAAGGCTGGTATTGTCCTTGCTCTCCCACCAGCCATCGACGCGCTTGAAGGCTTCGAACTCCAGCCCCCATTCGCGTTTGTACCAGTCGGCGCAGACTTGCCAGCAGTCCCAGGCGCCGTGTACGAATGGACGCTTCAACAGCGGCACATCACCGGAAGGCATCACGGTGCGCAGGTCGCCCTCGGGCCAGCTGATGATGTGCCACGGTATGGCCGTCGCTTCACACATGGCCAGGTCGCGCGGTGACGGCCGGCTGGTTGCGTCAGGATGCGAATGCACCACGCCGATAACTTCGCCGATGTCCTCCGCTGCCGCGTATTCCTCCGGGTCGATTCGAAACTCCTCGTTCGGCTCGGTAGACACGTTGCGGCACGGGTAATACTGCTGCTTGCGGCCCACAGCCAGCAGCAGGCCGCAGCACTCTTTCGGGTACTCGGCCGCCGCGTGCGCCTGGATCGCATTCAAAATGTGTTTACGCATATCAACTCCGTGCGATCAGCGAGACGGCCGGGAAGCCGCCGAAAGGCAGCGGGTTACCCTCGCCAAAGCGCGGGATGCAACCCTTGCCCAGCGTGGCGTCGCACTCGTCCAGTTCAGGGTTGTCGGTGACGACGCCGTCCTTGGTCACGTACGGGCCGGTGTAGCCACAATTCGGCCCTCGGTAGCCGCCGGTGAGGCACCAATGGCACAGCGTTGTCGCCTGCCGGCCGATGGACTCGTTACCAACATCGCCCGGGCTGGCCAACTCCCAACTGACCGTCTCACCGTCCTCGTTCGTCTTCTGGTCGATGTACCAGACCTCGATCGTCTCCTGGGTAGGGTCTGCCGTCGGGTTGCCGGCCGGGAAGTTCACCGCGTCCAGGTACGTGCCCAGCGTGTGACGCATGGTCAGCTTGAACTCGAGAAGATCCTCGAACGCGAGGCAGAGCGCTGTGATGCGTCCGTTGACGTTGCCGACCGACAGGGTTGGGCGAACCGCAGTGCCGTCGCCGTTCGCCTCGATGCCGTCGATCTGCATCGGCCAGGCGCTGTACTCATTGCCCTGCCAGTAGATCGCCTTCGCCGGCAGTTGATCGGCATTGTCGCCGGCGGCGATCACCTCGGCCGCGGTGTGCGGGATCGCGTGCCCATGAAAGCGCAGCACGTCCGCGCCATAGTCCGTGCCGTCCAATTCAAAGAGCAGCACTTCGCTGCCAGGCTCAAGCACCTGGATATCACTGATCAGCGGCATGATTGCCCCTTATGGTTGGAATGCCCGCTCGAACGTGGCGGTGAGTTTGAAGACTCCGCCGCCCATTGGTGTGGGAGCGGGATTTTTGCAGGTGAACAGCCCGAGCTCGCCGAGCGGCGTTGTCCAGAGAAACGCCTTTGCCCCGGCGTGTCGGTCGAGGAACTTCATGATCTGCTGCACCACGGCCTTCTGGCCGACGCAGGTAACTGGATAGGAGTCCTCTTTGTTGTTCGGGCCGTCGCCGACGTTCTGCGCGTAGCCGTTACCAAACTTCGAGGTGCGCACCCGATAATTGATATCGGGTGTTTGCCCGCGCTCGGTTGGCCAGATGAATTTCTCGATGGCCATCAGGCCCTCCCATTTGCGCGTCGGAAGCTGGCTCCACCAGGCTCCCAAGAGTCGGCCACAACTCTTTCCGCCACGGCTCGCATCTGTGTTTGAAGGTTTTTCGAAAGGGCTTGCTGGTCGATCTGCATTCCTTCGGAGCCTCGATCCTGGGTCACCACCGTGACCGGTGCGCTGATGCTGATCGCAGTCCCGGAGCCACCGCCGGCGGCGAGAACACCCAGCTTGCCGCTGGAAGTCCGGGTGAGCGGCATAATCGCCTCAGGCCCCGCTTCACCCATGACACCGGATCGGCCGCCGGCCATCCCGAAGGCGGTTGGCGTACTGACGATGCTGTTGGTGAAGGCACCGCCGTTGGCGAACATCTGCACGCCTGACGACCAGGCACCGCCGAGCGCCTGCGGGAAGTAGCTGCTGGAGTAACCCGCCGAGGACGCCCCGAGATTCGACGACGTCGCACCTGCTGATCCAGCCGCCAGCCCATTCCCGCCACCACCGCCCGTGAAGTAACTGGTGGCCGCGCCGACGAGACTGCTCAGCAATGCCGAGCTGGCCTGCCGGGTCGCGATCCGCGCCATATCCGCGAGAATCGACTTGGTGAAGTCAGCAAACGACAGCTTCCCGGTCATGGCGAAGTTGACGACTGCGTCTTCCATCGAGCTGAAGGCGTTACCGAACAGGGTTTTCGTCTGGCCGGCAATGTTGCTCGCCGAATCCAGGTAATTGGCCCAGGCCGATGTCGCGCCTTTGGTCCAATCTCCCTGCGCCGCCTCCACATCCGCGTAGTTCTGGCGGATCTGGTCGGTGGCGGCCTTGTTCGCATCGGCGAGAGCCTGCGACTTACGGCTGAACTCCTCCTCGGACATATTCCGCGACGGGTCAGATTTCTGGTTTGCCAGCTCCAGAGATTGCTGTGCGAACCGGTCTTGCTGGCTGTTCAGCTCATTATTGAGTGCGTTCTGGCGATCACCCTGGCCGACGCCGAGAACGGCGCGCTGTCCTGCCAGCTCCAGCGCTCGCTGCTGCTGAGCCAGTGCCTGAACGTAGGTCGTGATCGACCGCTCTTGTCGAGCAAGGCGACCGGTCTCGTTCGTGGCCAGAACCTCAAGCTGGCTGTCCGCCTCTTTCTGCGCCTTGACCATCCCGGCTCGCGCATCGGCGATCTTCTGGTCGAGCTGAATGCTTTGCGCAGCAGAAGTGGTCTTTTTCGCCTTCGCGGCTTCCAGTGCGGCGATTTCCGCCTCGTAGGCCGCAGTCACCTCGTCGCGCTCGTTGCCGATCAGCGCTTCGCGTTTCAGGGCGTAGTCGGCTTGCGAAACGAGCCCGGCCTTCTGCGCTGCGTCCAGTTCTTTCTGGGCGTTTTTGTACTCTTCGCTGATGGCTACCAGGTTGTTCTTGGCATTGTTGAAGCCGGTCAGATCGACCTGAGTACCTGCCGTTTTCGCATCCTTGAACTGGTCGTTGATGTTCGCCAGATTCTTGTCGATCGCGGCCTGATTCAGGCGCGGGTCGTTGGGTGCGACCTTGCGAATATCTTCGAGCTGCCGCTTGTATTCCTTGATCGCCTCAGTGCGCTTCTGTTCATTCGTCCACGCCGACTTGGTGAGTGCGTCGATCTTGCCCATGGCGGTAACAGCTTCGCCCTGGGCTTTTGCCTGTTCCCCTTCCCATTTGGCAATATCGGCTTCAGCTGCTTTTTGATCTTCAAGCATGTTGAGACGATTCTGGTAGAGATCGATCATCTCCTGCTTGTTCTGGAACAGACCAACATTGCCCGACTGGGCAGATTCCAGGTTGCGGCGCGCCTGTTCGATATCGGCGTTGATATCCGGTCGGCCAAGGTTCTTCAAATTATCCGCGGCACGCGCAACAGCGTTGTAGCCTTTCTCCCAGAAACTCAGGTTCTCCAGGATTCGCGGTGTGCGCTCGTTGATCGCATCAGCGTACTGCTCTGTTGCCAGCTTCACGGCACCAGCATGGTCACCCTGCTTCTCCAGCGCGGCGATCTGCGAGTAAACCGATGCGGTCAGGTAGTGGTATTGCTCATTCAGCGCAGCAGACGCCTTGACCGGGTCGTCAGCGAGCTTGGCGAACTCGGCCACGGTCTCGCTTACGGCCTTGCCAGTTGCCTCCTGCATCAACACGGCAGCCTGGGTGATTCCGGTGAAGCTTTCGCCGGCGATCTTGCCGTTGTCCGCCAGCAGAGCGAGCACGGCTGCGGCTTGACCAGTGGTGCCAACGGTTGCGCTGACTTGACGGGCCATGTCGCCCAATTGCCCGGCGCTCACACCAGCGTAGTTACCGGTCAGGATCAGCGCTTTGTTGTAACTGTCCTGTTCCTCGCTCCCCTTGTAGAAAGCGTACGCCAGACCACCTACGGCAGCGGTGGCAAGTGCGAGCGGGCCAAGAATAGCGAGCAGCCCTGCCGCGCCGGCGCCTGCACCAGCGCCCAATTGCGCAACCGCTCGTACGCCGCTGCCCCAATCGCCAGAGGACAGCGCATTCCCCAGCTGAACGACGTTTTCCTGTGCCTGACGCGTGCCGAGGCGCAGCTTGTCGAAGCCGGTGGTGGTTTTGTTGAGCTTGTCGTAGTCCTTGTCGATCTTGCTCAGGGCGGTGTTGTACTCATCCTGGCTGATCCGGCCAGCATCCAGGTGCTTGCCCAACTGCTCGACCTGGGTATCTAGCTTCGCCAGTGCGGCGCGGGCCGGGTCAATAGCGCCCAGTAGGCTGTTCAGCGCCTTCTGCTCATCCATGGCCGACTTGGCCAGGGCTAACTGCTGCTTGTCGAGCTGCGCGGAGATCTTCGCGGCCTCAGCCTCTCCATAGGCGCCGGTTTTGGTCAGTTTCGCCAACGCGTCGCGCTGTTTGGCCAGGTCCTGCGTAGTCTTGGCGCTGGTAGAAAGCGACTTCTCCAGCGCCTGCATTTCGTTCATCAGCGAAACGGCGGACTGCTCGGCCCGGCCGCCGGCCTTCGCCATTTCATCAAGGCTCGTTTTGGCCTCGATTGCATCGGCCGAATCGATCTTGACGCCGAGTTCTGCAATGTTCATCGACTCACCTTGAATAAGCGCCCGTGACTACGGGCTGTTTTCCCTTTCCTCCGCCATGACGCGCAGGGCTTCGCCTTCCAACACCTGCAGGTCAGGAAAGATTTCAACGAGTTTCTTTTTCTTGATGCCGAGGAAGCCGGCGACGTCGCGAATGCAGTTGTAATCGAGGCCGATGGCGCCACCGGTGCCGACCCGCCACTGCGTGGACATTCGGTTGAACAGGAGGAAGGCTGGCCAGTTGCATGGCCAGACCTCTGTTTCCTCTTCCAAATCACCCGGTGCGAGGCCGAACATACTCATCAACTCAACCGGCGCCGCGGGCGCATATAGGGCGCGCGCGGCGTCTGTCAGTTTCCCAGGCGGGCCTGGTTGTAGGCGCCTTGATATGCCTCAACCACTGCTTCGGTTGCGCCTTGGCACGACCTCACCAGTGCGGTGATGCTCTTCTCATCGAACTTGTCGTCGAAGGCCCAGCCAGTTACCAGATCCTTGATCTGCTGAACCTGCTGGGCTGCATCTGCAGCGACCACTTCAGAGAGCGATGGTTTATCACCTAGCGCGGCCATGGCTTCCTTGCGATTCTGGTTCCACTCATCGAAAAGCGCGGCCAGTTCCAGCCGGTCGCGATACTTGAACGTGAACTCGATCTTTTCGGGCGCGCTGCCAACGATCGGGATCAGCACCATTGCTTGGAACGTCGGGTTCTGGGCGATTCGGATTTTTGCCATTGGTTACACCACCGCGGTCAGGTAGCGGGTCGGCTCAGCCTGAAGCGCCAGGTTCACAGTGCGAGTCAGCAGGTTGTTGCGGGACACTGCTGGCTGCTTGGAGAACGATGTGTAAGCGCCGTAGAGCAGCGTGTCATTACCCGGCAAGTTCAGGCGCGCAGCCTCAACCTGCTTGCCGGCATCAGCCTTCATCAGCACCTTGTTGAAGTCCTGAGCAGGGTCATCCGCCAGGGTCAGCACCATGCTGGCTGCCGATTTGTCGGTCGGAATTTGCTTGCCTTGGTCATCCTCGAGGAAAACAACGTCGAGATAGTTCTGTTCACCGCCGGAGAAGGCAACGTCGGAGATTTGCGGAATCTGCACCCAGGTCAGAACCTTGCGCATGGTGCCCGCCCCGCCGCCGGCCGGAAAGATCTGGGTGTCAGTGGTGTCGATGCCCTCGAGCGTGATTGCCGTGGCGGTCGCCGCCTTCACTCGAACCACTTTGCTGTCCAGCTTGCTCCAGCCCGAAGTCAGCAACACGATATCGCCAGCGCTCAGCGTGCCGCCCACAACGGTGGCCACAGCTTCAGTGGCGTTGGTGATGGAAGCGAACGCCAGTGCAGTGGCATAGGTTGCAGCGTGCTGGAAAGTGCCGCCGTTCGGAATTTTGTAGCCCATGGGTGATTCCCCTTTTCAGAAATGACAAAACCCGCTCAATGGCGGGTTCTGGGTGTGCCCAATGGGCGGATTAGTTGGTGTCGGCCCGGTAAGTGAAAGAGACCGGGACGGTGTACGCGGAATCGCCGGTGATGCCTGGGCCTTGGTCAACTGGCGACATAGTCACCACAGTCACAGCCCCTTTTGTGTCCCGAGCGTACAGAGGGAACAGGTTCGTCAGCTCCTCGACGATCTGGTTCGTCTTTGTTTTCCCGGTACCGGCCGGCGCAATAACGCTCACCTGAAACACGCCGGTGAACAGCCGGTGATCGCCGCCGAGCGTGTTGCTCGCGGTATCACCCGGGATCGTGAACGCTCGCAGATAGGTTTCATCCGCTGCCGGCGTGTAGGCCGTGTTCTCGAAGATGATCTTCAGCTTCTGCGACCTGGCACCATTCCAAGCGATGAGCTTTGCCTCGTAGATTGAGGCGATGATCGCGTGACTCATACCTGATTGTTCCTGATGGCCTCATGCACGATCTGCTGGAAGCGAGCCACGGTAACCCGGACCATGCCGCCGGGGGCCTGGGTCGAATGACCAAACTCCAGCGGAATCGCGTAGGGCAAGTTGTTGATGATGTAAGCGATCTGGCCGGCGGTGAAATCACTCATCGCGGCGACCAGGGCGGCTACGGTCTCGGTGCCACTAGGGTCAACCTCGTCGAACGTGACGCTCTCGACCACACCGAGGGAAATGTGCCAGTTCGCACGGAAGCGGCCACCGACATAGCCTTCCGGTGCGACGATGTCCATGCCGTCATTGAGCTTGCGGCCTTTTTTGAGCCTGCCGCCCTTGGTCAGGTTGGCCGGATCGCTGCGCAGCGCAGTGTTGTGGTCGTCGACAGCCTTGTTGTACTGGGCCGCTACCGCGTTCTGCGCCCAGATCTCCGGGTTACCCACGGGAGACATCCGGATCAGGCTGCTGCCGACCTCGATGATGATCTCGCGCACGCTCGCGTCGATGGCCTCGCTGGCCTGGGCTGCAAACTCTGCGAGGCTCAGGGCGAAGCTGCCGGATTGACCGACGCCTGCCCGACTCACGACCGCACCTGCAGTTCATACAGTATCGGCGTGCCGGCTGGATTGACCTCTTTCAGCGGCGGGACAATTGCCCATGTGCGGCCCTGGGCGACCACCTTGTCGAGCAGGCCCGGCACCCAGGCCAAACCCTGCGCGGCGATCTTGAGCTTCTTATCACCCTGCCGAATGAGACTGTTGTTTTGGAATTCTTGGCCGGTGAAGTCGAGCAGGACGCCCTGGGCAGTCTGCTCAATGGTGACGCCCGGCGCCTCGCCGCCCGTCTCCGGGTCATACTCGCCCGGCTCCGTCTTGCTGATGGTCACCGGCTGGCCGAACTGCGTTATCAACCGCAGAGCGGTAGCAGCCGTGCGGTCGTAGAACGCGCTCATTGTCAGGCCCTCACGGCAAACAGGCCTCGTTTGGCCAGGTAGTCGGCGAACTGGGTTCGGCTTGGGCGATCTGGTGCGGCCGGCAATAGCCTGCCGCTTTTGTTGCTGATCGGGGCGTATTCAACATCAACCGCGCCTTCGACTCGCTCGCGAATTACCGCCCCCTGACGCTGATCGACCGGGTCGATATCGTCGGTGTGGATCTCGGCAGCCAGCGCCATTTGCCCGTACTGGATCCGCGCGGGCAGGTAGTTGTCGGGCTTGATCTCGTAATCCAGCTCGACGCCGCGGCGTGGCCAGGATAGTGCCTGCTCGCTGTTGGACTTTCGCCCTTTCCACGTCATGCCGTCCATTGCCAGCGCGGCCCGGCGCAGCAGCGCTTCCTGCGCTGGAACCTCCGCCGGGATGATCACGCCGAACTTCACGGCGTACATGGCCAGGTCTTCGGCGGATGCGTAGCTCTCGGCGTCAGGCTTGCCGGTACCGTCCTCGATGATGAGAGTCATGAATCAGCTCGCTGTGGTGTTCTGGACCGGATGCCACGTTATCGGGCACCCGGGTGATTACGCCTGCTGCAGGTCAGCAACTGCCTTTTCCAGCGATTCTACCGAAGCATTCGCCCGATACGTCACGTTGGCGGCGTCGAGTTGCGCTTTGAGGTTCGCGATCTTCTCCGCATTGTCGACCGGCTCCGCTGCCGCCTTCAGGCGTGCAACTTCAGCGCGGAGAGATTCAACCTCGCCCGCCAAGTTGTCACGCTCACCCGTGAGGGCTTCGAAACCCTGGTGAATCGCTTTCAGCGCACCGAACAATCGGATCGGCAGTTCGCCGGCGCCCGGGTGTTCCAGCTCAGACAGACCTTCAGCGGCGTCGATCAACAACACGATGCCGTCACGTTCCGCATTCAACTTGTCGATCAGCTCCCGCAGTGCAGCGTGATCACCACTATCGGCGATCAGCAGCATCGGTGCCGGTTCAACCTGCCGCACCGTCACCTCCGGCACATCACCGGCCTCACCCTCGCGACTTTCGGTAATGTTCGCGTCGATGATGCGCAGGCCGTGTTCCTTCGCCAACGCCTTCACATCTTCCCGGTACTGGTGAAACGGTCCGGGCAGATACCAGATTTTATTGCTCATGATTGCATCTCCGCCAAGCCGGGAACACGTCCCGGCTTGGACATCACGGGGTTACTTGGAGGCGTCACCGATCAGAGCCACACCGGCGGTGTGCTTGATGCTGGTAGCGGTCTTGTCCCAGTTGGTACCGGTCGCCAGCTCAGCGTCGGTCGGCGACTTGCCGCCGGTGGTGGTATCCCAGGTGTAGCCCTTCAGGCCCAAGCCGAAGGTGTAATCGGTTTGCAGCGTGGTCTCGATGCGTTCCTTGCCGTTGGTGGTCTGGACGTTGCTGATGATGTCGCGGCCGTCGTGGACCAGTGCAGCGCCCTGCACCAAGGACAGAATGATTTCCTTGTTCGGGGTGCCGGCCTGCATCAGCGCAGGGGCGTCCGTCACAACGGAGATCTTGCCGAGGATGTCCACCACGCGAACGTTGCCCGCCTGGAACAGCTGCTGCTGGTTCGCCAGGTTCTGGCCGACCAACTTGTGGTAGCTGGTGCCCTGCATCACCTGGGTGACCAAGTTCTGACTGGCGTCGCCGAACTTCGCATGCGCGTTATTCAGGCCGGCGTAGCTGATACCTGCGGTAGCCGACACATCGTTGACTGCTGCCGCTTGGGCGGTAATCGCTGCCACCAGCGCCGCGATTGCAGTGTTCAACTGATCCTTCAGCAGGATTTCAGCGAACGCGCGGCTCGCGACTTCGATACCTTGCGCGGTCGGGCGCTCCAGCCAGGTCATCTGCGATGGCTCATAGCGGATCGGGCCGAAGCCGCCGGCAACCTTCACCGAAGTGTTTTTCAGTTCGGTCAGGTCGGTGGCAGCAACAGCGGCGTTGGCGCTATAACGGTCCACGCGACGCTGAGCAGCAGCCAGGGTCTGGAAGAACGACTCTTGGAGGAAGTCGCCAGTGAAGCCGTCTGGGGACAACACGATAGCGCCGCGGCTCGCAGCGTTGAAAGCGGCCAAGTACTGATCCAGCGTCTCGAGAGTCGCCGGCATGATGTACTGGTTGAAGACCTGCATTTGCGACAGGGACATGAGTTATTTCCTTACGATTGAGGGAGATCCGGGAACCGGCTTGCGATCGCAGCCGTACGTTCCTCTTTGTTACCGCCGATTTTTCCTTTCGGGGCCCCGCCCCCACCACCTGCACCGCCGGCCCCGCCGCCCGATGCCTTACTACCTGCGATCAGCGGCGCGAACGCCGCGTCATTCGCAATTTCTGCTTTCAGCTCATCCAGCGTTGCCGCCGAGAGCTTGCCCTGCGCGTCGAGGACGACCACTACGGGCTTCCCGTCGCGCTGCTCGACGCTCAGACGGCGCTCGATGTGCGGCAACAGGGCTTTTGCGCTGCCCTGCACTGCAAGTGCGGAGGCGATGTCAGTAGCGGTACGGCCGACAGTCAGATCCCGGATCTGCCCGCTCAGCGTTGCCCGCTCCTGTTCCAGCGTGCCGGTCAGCTCAGCTTCGCGGCGAGTGAATTTCTCTGTCCAGGAACGCTCGAGCTCTTCGACGTTGCCGGACTTGCGAGCGAGTTCTTCCCGCTCCAGGCGCGCAGCCTCTTCGGCTTCGCGCGCCTTCTTCTCAGCGGCTTTCTTCTCGCCGAGCAGTTCATCTACCTTGGCCTTCAGGCCGGATACATCTTCTTGCTGCGGCAGACCTTCAATGCCGAGTACGAACTTGCCGTCCTTCTCGGTGTAAAGAGCGCGCACGGCTTCATCTACCCCTTCCAGGGTATCCAGTTGGAATTTCAGCATTGGTTGTCTCCCAGAGACTTAGGTGCAGGCCCTGCCTGCGAAATTTGGACACAATCAAAAAAAGATATGAGAATGCCCGGTTAATCATCAATGCCAGAGATCTATATGCCCGACAGTGAAGTTATTCAGTCAAAAAGACTTGAAGTTGGCAGTGCCATCCTTATCGCAGGTCTCTCCGGCTTACTGACGCTTGCAGGAGTTATGAGCACCAGCGTAATAGGCGCACTTTCGGCTAAACAATCCGCAGAGCTCGCAGCCCAGTCAGCGAAACTCTCAGCAGGCTTAACTGCGCAAGCAGCAAAGCTCGCAGCGCAGCAGGCTTGCGTGAACCGAATTGACCTACAGGAGAACAATCTGCGGAATAAGGCCGATCAGTTCCTGAGCGCCTTCGGTATTTATGTGTCCTTGCTGGGGCACTCTCAATATATGAAGGACACTAGTGACTCTCGACTCGATGATCTGCTTAAAGCTGGATTTGCGTTCAGTGCTTATGCTCCAGCAAACGTTGCTACGACGACTCAAAACATGGTCATAAGTCTAAACAGAAGCCTATCTGAAAAAGATGAGAAAAAGGTTAATGAATATACTGACAAAGTGAATGAGACCTATAGAAAGTGGAACCATGAGTACCAAGAGGGCTTACAAAAGCTAGATCACTCTCGCGAGAAGTGCGCTTCATAACTCGGCTTTTTCAAACGCTATCGGCTCAAGAGCCCTCATCTGAGTGAGCGTCAGCGGTGAAAAATTGCGACCAAGTTGAAGCTCTGCGAAACGTTCGGTTGTCAAACCGCCTTCGCGGAAAAGCTTGGCGCGGACCGGGCCAATGGCCCTGTCCTGAAACGCCGCCGGCTGCTGCTTGAGCCAGTCGTAATAGCTGAGGTCTGCCCTCACCGGCTGCGCGCCACTATTGCCGACCGATGCCCGCGTGGCGCCCTCAGCAAACAGCGCGCTAAAGCGAGTCACCGCAACCACCGTCGATCGACAGTTTATGTGGATCGGCGGTCGCGGCCCTTCGGTCAGCTTGAACCGGCGCTTGTCCAGTGTCCGGCACTGGCTGGTCGTCTTCGAATCCAGCGTGCTGACCCACTCCACCGACGGCACGACATCGGAGTTCGCTTTCAGCGTCTCCATGCGCGCCTGGGTGGCAACGTGCTGCACCGCGGTTCGCACGATGGCGCCAGCGGTGCGGTTGGTCGTAGCCAGGATGCCGTCGTTGTACTTGAGCGCCTTGGTCCCACGGATGTTCCTGATGATCTGGAAGTTGGTCTGGCCTTCGAAGAAGCCCTGCCTGATCGCGCCGGTGAGGCGTTGCCGCTCCGTGACGGTGAAGCCATCAATGAACGACTTGAGCAGCTTGCCGCCGTCCGCGCCGCGCACGCTGAGCGGGTTGATGAGGATCGCCGCCCTGATTGCCGCAGCGCCAGGCACCGCAGCATCGAAAGAGACGCCGACCGGTGCTGCCCGGGTCAGGCTAGTTGCCTCAAACTCGGCCTCGTAGTTGGCGATATCCTCCAGGTCGAGGTTCAGCTTCTCGCTGTACCGGTCGAAGATGCCCAGCAGCAGGCTATCAACCTCGCTCAGCAGCCGCTCCAACCGGGCGACGGTGTAACCCGTCAGATCCGCCCGGGTCAGCCGCTCACGAATTGATCGATCAATCTCCTTCAGGAACGGCGCGAACTTCGCGACCTCCCCCGACTTCAGCTGCTCAAGGAAGACGGCATGGCGGATTGTGGCATCAAGGATCGCTTGGTTTGCCGCCATTCGGAATTACCTCGTCGTCATCCAGGTCAGGCCCAGTGCTTTGCGCTTCCAGCTCTCCCCGGATTTCATCGTCCGTTTTCTCCGGGTTGATCACGCCGCGATCGCGCAGGTACTGCCAGAAGTCGCCCTCCGGCAGTTTCCCGCCCTGCACTGCGTTGAACAGCGCCGCCAAGATCGTCGCGTCCAAAGTGATCTGGCTGAAGTCCTGATTGAGTTTGTAGACCACTACGCCGGAGGCGTTCACGAACTCAGCCATCCATGTCAGGCACTGGCTGTAAGCCTCGCTGACGTTGCTGACCACCAGCGACAGAACGCTGTGTTCGGCGGCGCTATCGTTGTCGGCCTGGGTGGCGGTCTTCACCGCGCTACCACGCTCGATCAGCCGGGCGCCGAGCGACACCATGTCCTGCTTCTTGGATTCCATGGCCTCCTTAGCCACCGTGTTCGGCTGAGCCTGCCAAACTCCGCAGGTGCCGTTTACCGGGAGTAGCCAGGGCGCACGGGAGCCGAGGAATATCCCGTTCGTCTCCATGTGATCGCGCCACTGCTCATCGAGACCAGCCATCCACGGTTGAGGCTGGCCCACCAAATAGGCAGCTTCTTCGTAGTCCGCACTATTGCGGTAATGGCCGATGTTCACTTCGGCCATGTCGTAAAGCGGCGCGTCGTCAATGGTTGTGTCGTTGTTCTCGCTGCCAACGAATTGGAACGGGATCACCTGCCACGGTCGGCCGAGGCCATTCAATGGTGTGAATGGCGCGACCTTCTGAGTTGTCGCGCTTGAACCCTCTTCCCACACTTCCTGCGTGTACTGACCCAAGACATCAAGGCGCAATACTCGGTATTGCACGACCTGCTCACTACCGAAACCATCGTCGGTATCGACGTCGACCGTTTCGCGCAGCACGACAAGGCTCAACAGGTGCTGGCCGCCGACTTGGCGGGTCTTCCAGTTGATGATCGACTCAGCTGTGTAGCTTGCGATGTTCGCCCGGGCGCGGCCAGATTGCTCGTCAGCCTTGCTGACTGTCCCAGCCACAACGGAAACATAGTCCACCAGCAGCCCATGGCGGCCGACTTCGAGCAGATGCCCGATCACCGACTGTGATTGCTGGTAAACGCTCACGCCCTGCCCGTCGATATCCTTGGATACGTAGTCGAGTGCGCCGGGAACAGTGAGCGTAGGCCAGGTACGAAACACTGCGCCAACGAGGCTGTGCTTCGTGCGACCGGTAGCGTTGTAGAACACAGCGCGCTTCTTGTACGCCTCATAGCGCGCCTTGTTGTCGTCACTGGTGTCGGCTGCGTTCGGCCTTGGCAGATATCGGTCGCCGGCAGCCTTGATGGTTTCCGACCCTTTGCAGACGTCGCGCACCAAGCGCCATCGGTACTGTGCCGCCTTGTACTCGGGACGAGTAAAAGTGACGTCCGTCATCGAGCGACTCCCATTTTCATTGAGGTGACCGGTTTAACGATCGGGTACTCGCGGTGAATGAAGTAACCGCCGCCGTCGTTGGCGTGGTCGTTGCCTTGGCTCTTATCCGGCTCGCCGTTCGGCGCCCAGATCTGCTGCTCCAGGCCATCTGCGTAGGTCGGGCACGTAAACGGGTTGACCAGATAGCGGCGTTCGCCCTGCGCGTTGCAGAACATGGCGTTCATAGCGTTGATCCGGTCCTTCACCGGTGGGTTGGCCGCCGGCGCGATGACCGTGAACCCAGCCTGCTTGAGCATGGCTATATCGGTGAGGCTTGCATTGACCGACTTGCGCGAATCGCCAGAGGCGTCGGGGTAGATCCGGATCTCGCAGGTCTTCTTGTAGTCGTTGCCGGTGTGTTCCCAGTACCGTTCTTTGATGCGGCGGATCATGTCCGGCGTGTCATAGCCATCCATCAACTCGTCCACGGCGCGCGGTAGCCCTTGGCCACGTTTGACGTGGGTGATCGCCGCCATCTTGCCGACGTTGAAGTCCATGCCGATGAACAGCGGCTCACCGGGCTGCACAGTGTCGAAGCACTGGTTCAGCTTGCGGTCGTAGGCGTGGTAGATCGATCCGGACGTCAGGTTGACGAACTGGCCGTTCAGGTATGCGCGGATCAGCTGCTCTGGGTACGACTCCATCAGCGACGCGATGTAGTCGTCAGGCAGGTTCAGCTCGTTGTCGAAGGTGCTGGCTTGGATAAGGCCATACATCTCCTTCAGCGCGGGCTTGTCGCGTAACTGCTTCACGAACTGGAGGAAGACGAACTTGAAGCCTTCCGGCGTCGTGGTCACGTCCACGCCATTTTTCAGCCCCGGCAAGTTGTAACGCATCCGGGCAATGATCTTGCGCCAGGCTTGCTGAGCCTTGATCGACGTCAGCACGTCCAGTTCATCCACCAGGGCGTGACCGATCTTGAAGCCGACGATTGTTTGCGGCTTCTCCATGGACCGGCAAATCACAGTGCCGCGATATTGCCGGCCGCTGTAAATGTGAACCTCATGGTTCGCCTGGTTGATCTTGGTCTTCAGCCCCCAGTCGTAGGCCACCTCCTCCATCGTGGGATAGAAGATGTCGCGGATCTGCGGATAAGTCGGAGCGAAGTAACCAGCGTTGACGCCGGGCCACTCCATGAAATGCTTGCTGAGCGCTGAGCATCCGACCCAGGTCTTCCCGGAGCCGAACCCAGCAACGAACGCGCGAAACTTGTGGGGCAATAGGAGGAACTGCGACTGCGGAACGTTAAGGCTCGGCATTCGGCTTCCTCGCGTCCACTACGTCGACCTGAATGCGCGTCGGGATTGCCGGTTCGTCGTCAGGCTCATCCTTCCGATGCCGATTGACGTAGACGTCGCCGACTTCCTTCGCAGCCTGCTCGAGGATCTGCATGGCGAGGCCGATGTTCTTCATCGTCTCGGCCTTCTCCACAAACCGGTTCATCGCACGAAGGCGGAATGCTCGGTTAGCGATCGGGATCTCGGCTGTCTCCTCGCGGAAGCGCTTGCGGGTATCTTCAAACACCGCTTTCCACTTCACGCCAAGGTCACGGCCAGCGTGTTTCGTTGGGTCGTACTGCTCGCACTGCTGGCGAGACACTTCGACGCCGAATGTTTCCTTGACCGCCTGCACTACCTGAGTCGGCGTATCAAAGCAGGCCAACGCCTGCACAATGAAGCGCTTCACCTCATCTTTCAGGGCTGCCATATGGGTTTATTCCGTCAAGGTCCTGTCAAGGATCAGGCCGACTTGAGCAGACAGGTTCCGCAGGCCCTCGATATGTTCAACTTCGGCGTCATTTCAGATGTGCGCCCATGTTCTTCTTGCTGCCACATCCCGAACGGTCGCCATCGACACGCCGAATTGATCAGCCAATTCAGCCTGAACTGATTTCGTCAGCGGCCTGGTCGCGCGAATGACGCGAACGTTGTCTTCAGTCAGCTTGGAGTAGCCGTTACGCTCACCTTCAGCTGCGTTGGCGCCATGATCATATCCGTGCTTACGATTACCTGAGGCGCTGACCCACTCCAGATTGAGCAGGTCGTTGTTGGATCGAGATGCATCAATATGATTTACCTCGGTGGCGCCTGCCTGCTTTGGCAGGAAGGCTTCAGCAACCAGGCGGTGGACACGCACAGATTTTCGCTTTCCGGAATCGGTTAGGTTCACCGACGGATACCCAGAGACCAGGAACTGCGAAAGAATTGCTCCAGCCACTCCGCTGTTTCGAGTCGTGAGCCTCTTGATTCGTCCGCGATCACTGACCGCGTAGTTGGGCCAGTCCAGAATCTGTTTCCATTGCTCTTCCACCTATGTAGCCCCTCTGATGCAAGTACCACAGGACCGGGCAATCGAAGCCTTTGAGACCTCGGGGAACCCGTTCGCCGCCTCAACCATTTGCTGGACGTCTTTTGATGCGCCGTACCGCCTGACTACGCCAACAAATTCCTCGACATCATGCCCGCGGATACAAAGTTTTGGCGCACCCTCTTTTGTAAACTTTGGAGCCCCGTACTGATCAAGCTCTTGAGCTATATGAAATAACTCATGCTCCACCAGTGCGCAGAAGTCAGCGTCAGAGCAGTCAGCGCAGTAGTCAGCCGCCAGGGTGATGACGTAGGCCGGCACGTTGCCGAACCAATCCAGCATCTGCTGTTCCATCCTCGCCTTCTGCCAACCGCCGGCGCGGAATGCGACTTGCTCGGCCTGGCCGACAACTGCCCGCCCCTTCTTGATAAAGGCAGCAGACGCCCACAGCACGCTGATGTTGGCGTCGATCAGATGAGAATGCTCGGGGTTATGAATGCTGCCAGTGTCGGCAAGGACTTCGGTCTGCATCCACTCCCATACCTCGGGGGCAGGCGTCAGGCGAATGCCAAAACTGGACAAATCCGAGAGATCTAGGAGATCCCCAGGCGGGCGCGGCCTTTTCATGGGTCATGTCCCTACTGATATGATGGCCAGCTGCCATTTTTTTGTTTACAGGATAGTGCATGACGCAGGCTAACTCGGGAATATTGAAAGCAACCGTACAACTCGTATTTGGAGGTGCAGGTGTGGCTGCACTCATCACAATCGCATACACGATGTGGCACGACTCCAACGAGAGATCCACTGCATTCGGGGAAAACAAGGCCGCATTGGCATTTGCCAATGGTCAACTTACGGAGAGCAAAGCCGAGAATGAGAAGCTGAAAACTGAGAAGGGACAACTCCAGCAACAGATTGACGATCTGCGGCAGCAAATCTTGACTGAGCAGAATAACTACAGATATGACAAGAAGCTGCTAGATGAAAGCTACGAGAAATCTCAGAAGCTCGAAGGTTACGTCGCTCAGCTAACCGCAATGCTCAAAAATGCGGATCCCTGCGCACCGATTCGCGCAGAAATCACGTCGCTTGAAGAAGAGTTGCAGCGTCCAGCCTACATAGTGCCTCAGCTTAGCGACGTCCAACGGGCGCAAGGGCAATCGAGCTTAGAAAAAAAGTATAAGTCTCTCGATGTTTGCCAGTCATCGCGTAGATAAATCCTCGTTTTCTTGGTCGCCATAATCCGCTTCGACTGCTTGAAATGAAAACTGGTTGCCGGTATTGGTGAGGCTCAAACCAACGCAGGAGCCGTAGAATGGATTTCGAAACAGCGGAAATTGATGTTGACCAAGGATCTGATAGCCATGTGAGGCTTTCTGCGGTGCCGTTCCATTTCAATCCGGGCGAACGCTCTCTCTACACCGGTGCAGATGGCTCAGGCGGCATTGTACAACGTACTGGATGGCTGGGCCTGAAGACGGAACCATTCAACGGCTGGTATTCGGCTCACATCATTTCGGTGACCGGCCACAAAGGAACTGACTTTGTGTTTGAGGTGAAGCGGAATTTCCACACCCCACTGCAAGATGGCGAGTGGCTATGGTTCCCTGCTTCGCGGCAAACAGTCGAGCCCTACCGTACCTGAATCCCTGCGTGCCGTACTCACCTGCGGCACTCCTACCCTTCTCCGCCATCCAGCAGCACATCAATCAGTTTCTGCTCACCCAGGCGCATTGCACCCAAGCACTGGAGGTCGTCGCACTTGGGACCCAGACCGAACACCGTCACTTCGCCTTTCGGCCCCATGAGGCTCAGCGCGCCTACAGTGCACTCCGGGTGCACACCGGCATCAAGATCATCAGCAATCTTGCGTAGCGTCTTGGCGGCATCGCGCCACCCCTCACGCTTGAGCTCAACGAGTTTTGCGGTCATGCCGTCACCCTCTGTAACCACTCTTCAATAATCCGGCGCAGAACCGGCTCGGTCAGGATGGTCGATGGCTTGTCGCCGGCGATCACTGAGCGCACCAAGTCACAGGGAATCACGTGGACACCGATAGCCGCCGCTACTGTCAGGTGCGGGCGCTGATCAGCGATGTCGTGGATGTCTGCGGTCATGCTCACTCCAGTGTCGCGACACAATTTGCTGATTCGCGAAACGTGTCGCGACTTACTCCGCCTTGCGGGTGGGAAGCTTGAAGTCAGTCACCCGGTCAGCGATGTTCCGGATCTTCTCGACACCCAAGAAGCCAACCCAGCCACCGGCAAAGGTGGCCATGCTCTGTGGCAGGCCGAAGAAGTCCAGGCCGCTGATTATGGTCAGTGTGAGGCCGCCGCAGATGGCGCCTTCCACTAGCATCTGGCGACGAGTACCGCCGCCGTAAGTGATCCGCAAGACGGCCATAGCGCAGGACAGCGCAGCCGCATAGAGGATCGGCGAATGCTGGCTCAACCACGCAAGCGCTATCGCCCATGTGTCTGGTTTGTCTGGCATGTTTGGCATCTCGGTTCCTCCCCGTCAGGGAGATAGGAATATCGCAGGCGGTGGTCCACAGATTTGAATCCACTCGAACAGCACTCCCAGCTCGGAGTATTGGGTGTGAGGAGCTGAAAACGAAAAAGCCCCGGCATTTGCCAGAGCTCTGTGAAGTATTTCAATGCAACAAACTTTCCATCTGGTGGCGCAAATCAAACTAATTTACTAGAGTCTTCACTAGCTACAGGAGGGTACTTCCAATGAAAATTCCCACTGCTTTTTTGCTCCTCACGATGGTATGCACCCTTAGCAATGCCTATGCAATAGACCACTTGATGCCAGGTGATGAAGGTGGAGGTGGAGGCGAAGTCGTCGAAAAACCTGAACACGGAACAAAACCGGAGATCATTGATAAGCCAGCGACCACTCAAAAACCAACTGACGAACTCGTTCGATGGCATGAACAGGTGACAAATGATCGTATCAAACAAATACAAGAGGACAGCATGACATCGGCCAGTCAAAAGGATGCTGCAATTCAAGGCCTCAAACGAAACCATGAGGCGTGCATAGGAGATGCTTCACACTGCAAGTAACAAAAAACTCTTTAATCCTCAAAACACTGCGATTTCCGGCTCAGGAGTTTCAGAAAGCAAAAAGCCCGGCATTTGACCGGGCTCCGTATCGCATAAACTTATTATCAAACAGAACTTAATGAGTTAATCAGACCCGATCAGGATCAAAAATGTACATCAAACGCTCGACCAGAGCAGCGTAGATAGGATCAAAACGCTGTTTGTCTTTATCATCAATACCGACTGACAAATTTATCGGCAACTTTTTGACGGAAAAGTCAAAACTCTCACTATTTAGCGACACAGAGAACTCAAAAATAACGACCTGTCTAAGACCAAAATGGGCGTCCTGCTCCACCGTCAACGCGATGGAAAAATCCACAACACCGTCAATAGAACTGAGCCGCAAATAGTCAATTTCCTGAAAGGAGTGTTCATCTCCAGTTCCAAGGCGAACATACCGCTGTTGCTTTCCCTGCGAGTCCGTCCAAGTGACATCCGGAATCGATAGGTAACGTTCAAACCCAACGGCAAGGGCGTTGGCCGCACTGGACATCAGATGCAGCCTAGCCTGTTGCTTTTCAAATAGTCTTTTGTACTGCTGAGAGAGCTCGTTATAAATGGACATCACCAACTCCTTTGTGTGAGCTGGAAACATCTCATAGCGATCATTTTTTTTCTATAAACAGATGGCAAAAAGCCCGACACAATGGCCGGCCTTCGTCTGCTGTGTCGCGCTTGAAAAGCTGAACACCGTGCCATGAAAACAGGTGTTTATCCGCGTGGAAAGACTTTTTTACGCAGCTTCCCGAATCGTCTCTAAAGCACAATCGATCCATGCCACTCCGGCTTTGATGACCTCCCGTGCCTTCGCCTCACCTATGCCATTTTCCCTACCAATTCGCAATGCCGGCCACTTAGCACCAAAGTACAACCAGATGAAATTTCCCATCTGTTGATCGCGTATCGTCAGACGGGCAACAGCCCCATCCAACACGAGGGCCAGATCATCGGTCATTGAGTATTCCTTCACCCCACCCTCGCACGGCGTGTTGTCACGGATCAGTGAGTAGAGCGGCGATATGTAGCTTGGCACTCCCATTCCGTCCATTCGCCAAAAACCCCACTGCTCCAGCATCCACTCGGTATCTCCCAAGGGTTTGCCGATATACGTTCGCTTTTTCATGCGGCCTTCCTCGGGTCCGGATCACTTAGGCCAAATAGGTCACGCAGTAACCGGTCGGCAGGTTTGTTCTTGGCATTACCGTCGATCAGCCACCGCTGGCCGTAGTCATGGAAACCAATCTGTGCTCGGCTGCCATGCCAACTCGCGACCATGTCCAGCAGATACGCGAGTGCGATCGGACCACCCAACTTAATCTTGGATAGCTCTTCGCCCGCGACCTTCAAAAACTGGCGCTCCAAATCACTCATACTCTTGCGCGGAAGCATTGCAGCAACTCGATCATTCATTGAGTGTTTCCCCTGTACTTACTAGCGAAGGGACGATTCATCTCGACCTCTTCGTCAGACGGCTCTCGGTTACCGGCGAAGTTGATGAAACGCGCGTACTGGCCTTGCTGCTGAACTAGACAGGAGCCGACCGGCGCATGCCTACACTTGGGCATGATCAGTTCGGTAACGCCGTTCTGCCCCTCTTCGGAGTCATTGTCGCGGTGAACGAGGATGATGCAGTGAGCGTCCGCCTCGATCTGTCCAGAGTCACGCAGGTCGGAGGCGATTGGCTTCTTACCCGGGCGGTTCGTCGAGTTGCGGTTCAGTTGCGCAAGCAGAATCACAGGCACCTCCAACTCCTTGGCAATGTTCACGATGCCGGTCGAGATTTTTCCCAGCTCCGAAGCGCGGTTGAACGCCTTGCCATCGGAGCCGATCAGGCCGATGTAATCGATCACCACCACATCGAGTCCATGAGCGCGCTGCGCCTGGCGAGCGATGCTGCGGATGCGCGCCACCGTCAGCCCGGATTTGTCGCAAACGAACAGCGGCACATCCAGGATCTTGCTCACAGCCGATGTCAGCCGCGGCCAGTCATCGTCCTGCAGCTGTCCGTCATCGAGTTTTCGCAGGTCGATACCGCCGATGGACGCCAACGCACGATTGCCCAGCTCCTCCTCCGGCATTTCCAACGAAAACACCATGCCGACTCCGGCACCGCTGCACGCGATGTGCTGGGCAATCTGCAGGCCGAGCGTCGTTTTACCGCTCCCTGGCAGGCCCGCCACGATGGTGACAGTCTTTTTCCGCAGGCCGCGGATCATCTTGTCCAAATCCACCAACCCGGTCGACAAACCTGACTGCACCGTTTTGTTGAACTTCGCGTCGATGGTGTCAACGTTGCGCGCTACCACCTCATCCATCCGCTTGTAGTCCGGCTCACCGGTTTGCAGGTCGCGTAGATCCGCCATTGCCTGCTGGGCATTGGCGATGATCTCGGCGACCGGTCGGTTCTCGGTTGCTAGTTCGCGCACCGCGTCAGCAGCGTCCACAAGGCGGCGCAGCACGGCCCGCTCTGTTACAACCTTGGCGTAAGCCTTCCAGTTGGCGGTGCTTGGCGTGTTACGTGCAAGCTCGCCCGCATAGGCCATGGTGCGAGTGCCGCTTGGTAAATACTCGGCGAAGTCATGCAGCGTTACAGGGTCAACGGGACAGCCTGCCGCGTGACAGCCAATCATCGTCTGGAACAGCGCAGCATTCTCTGGGTCATGGAAGTCCGACACCTGCACTTGGGCTGTAATGGAGTCGAATAAGTCGGAGTCCAACAACATGGCGCCCAATAGAGCGTGCTCCGCCTCATCGCTAAACAGTTCTCGTGTCATACAGCACCTCGCGCGGATGCCCAGTTGAACCCAATGGCTTTCCCGCCGGCCTGGCGCAGGCGGTCGAGCGCTCGGTCTCCGATGTAACGAGCCAGATCCGCAGCAGCCAAGTTGGAAACCACGACAGTCGGCAACACGAGCTGGTAACGGTGATCGATCACCTCATGAAGAGCGCCTAGTTCATATGCGCTGCCGCTTTGAGCACCAATTTCATCAATCACCAGCAAGTCGAAACTCGCCAGCTCGTCGAGGACATCTTTGTCCGAATACTCGGCACTGCGATCCATCGCTCTCTTGAAGACGCGGATGATCTCAGCTGCGGTGACGATTACCGCTTGAGCTCCATGCTCACGGATGACTGCCTGGACCATCGCGCAAGCAAGATGGGTTTTCCCGTTACCGACATTGCCGGAAAGGACAAGTGAACGGCCGGCGGCATAGTTGTCGGTAAATTGGGCAACATAGTTTTCACAGGCACCTAGAGCTTTGGCCATACCAGCCCCTCCTTCAGCGGTCCTGTAGGTGTCGAAGGTGCACCCTCTGAAACGTGGGGAGATACCAGAGCCTACAAGCAGCCTGTTTAGGTCTTCGGCTTTCTTCCTACCTCTCGCCAGGATGTGTGCCTCCGTCGACTTCGGAGCAGTGTGCAGAGCCTCCCAGTGACAATGCTTGCAGCCCCGTGGCAAAACAGAGCCGTCGAACTGCTCAATCTCGGAACTGCTCACCGAGCCATGCATCGGGCATTCGAGATCAAAGAAGCGGACACGAGGCTGTCTGAAAAAATTAGAAATTCGCGCCACTCGGCACCTCCGGATACATCTCTTGCGTATGGTTCGGCAGACCGTGAAAGGCCGAGCTTGGGTTGACACCCGCAGGCTTAAGTACGTCGTGCCACCGTTCACCGTTCAGCCAGGTGGCGGCGTTCGGGATGTACCGTCCGCCGTCCTTGGTCCAGTCCTCGGAAATGCAGTGACTGCACAAAGCGGTGATCAGAGTCTGATGTAACTCGACGTTCGGCTTCAGCTTCGCCCAAGCTTTGGCAGCGTCCTTGCGTCCCTTCTTCTTCGGGTACAGCTTCCAAAATTGTTCAAACCCTTCCAACAGGTCCGTGTCCGGAGTGACCATAGGTTTAGGTTCATTGACTGGTTCAGAAGAGTGACTGGTTCTGGTGCTTTCTGGGCCTACACCCCCTGTAGGCTGTGGGCCTACACCTGTGCTTTCTGGGCCTACAGGTGTGCTGTTTCGGCCTACACCTCCGAAGGTCAAAAAATACAAGTTCGTCGAGTTACCTTTTGGGCCGTCCCTGTTCTCAATACGCAGCAAACCTTGAGCTTCCAATTGCTTGATATGCTTGCGCACAGTGCTCCGGTCGATCTCACATTGATCTGCAATGTGCTGGTAAGAGGGCCAGCACTCACCCTGGTCACTGGCGTTATCTGCCAACTTGATTAGCACCAGCTTGCGCAGAGGATTGCCGACCTTGGTTTTCATGGCCTTGACCATCAATTCCATGCTCATAGGTCAGAGCTCCATCTCGTCTGTCACACGCTTGATGAAGGCGTCATAGGATTCAGCCATGACGAATCCCTGATCCTCCAGCGCCTGTCGATACGCCTTGGCGCTGCCGTAAAGCACCCAGCGATCACGCTCAGGGAGATTTCGGAAACTGGTATAGACAGGCCAAGGTCCAGCTATCTTGCAGGGCGTGGTGGGCTCCACAGGCGACTTAAGGAGAGACCTCACTTAGTTTTCTCCCGGCCTACGATGTGTGCCGAACCCGATGAATCAGCTCTCGGTGTCATAGGAATATTTGGCAGGCTCATGCGTCGAACTCCACGCTGCAATAACCACCCGCGGCATGCACTCGCCGAGTTCCGTAGAGTTTCAGGTTTACAGCCTCACAATCCCCCCGATAACGATCGTACTCAGGGCCGGTACCGACACCTTGATTCTTGACCCAATCTGGCAACGAGCCACGCGCGCGCATTTCGTTGAGAAAGGTCCACCATCTAACCGCATGCTTCCGCTCGGCCTGGATGAGCTCCGCGACCGCGATGCGTTGCTCTTCGGTCAAACCATGCAGCGCACTCCCTTTTTTGGCTTCGTACAACGTAACGTCAGAATCTCGTACCTGAGGACGAGGGAATGCATGCACATTCGAACTGACTTGTTCACTACGGATTGCGTGTGCCATGATTAGTACCTCTGTGAGATGTGTTGTCCTGGTTGCACAGGACGATTTGATAAGCCCGGTTCCCGCCGGGTTTGTTACTTTCTGGACCGGGCGACTTTCATCATCCACCAGTTTTAAATAATGCAAGTTCTGTCCTGGCTGGCGTGTTCACGCCGCCTTCACCGATTCTTCAAGCATCAGCAAGCTCTGCCGCACATGGCCGATTTCTTTCTGGATGCCTGCCTTCTCGATCTGCGTTACACGCCCATCAGCCATCGCATCATGGACAGCCCGGGAAACGTCCCCGGACTCAGCTGCCAAGTGCACCAAGGCTTGAACCAGACTTTTGCCTTCAGGCTTAACCAGCGGCACCAACTCGTACCCCAGAGCACTCGCCAGTAACTGCAACGGCTCAGGGTTCTTGCTGTGCACCAGAATCTGTAGGAACTGCTCCAGGTTCAGTCGGTGCGAATCGTCATTTGGGTTACTGCGGTTGAGCAACGCGGTGTGGCTCATGCCCATCAGGTGCGCCAGTTGCTTAGGACCCGCATCAAGCACTGCTTCATGAATTGCGCGATGTACCTGTTCCATCTCGGGAAACCCCTTCGTTGTTGTCGTGGCGGCACGTCTTGTCGATGAGCGAAACTTTGCTCATCGGATCAGGCGGCAGATTGCTCGGAGCTGGTAGGTGAATTGCGCAGATAAGCCCAGTCGATATCAGGACGCAGTTCTTCACACGTCACCGCCCTCCCCGACTCGCGATCAAGATTGATGGCGAGCCCAGGACCAGCCAGGCGATATCCGTAGGCAATCTGTTTGAGGTTGCCGACGCTGGTGCCGCTTCGCTCTGCTAGAGCATCCAGTTGTGCCGGCTCCAAGGAGCGGATGAGGTCGAGTAGCGTCATGGTGATCTCCGAAAGAGCTCCAGATTACACAATGCTAAATCGCATAGCAATAGCGATTAGTAATTTACCAACTGCTAAATCGAGACCACTATTCGCCTATGGATATGAAAACTCTTCGGGTCGACGCGCTGCGGCGCGTAATCGGCCAACTCAGCCAGAAAGAATTCGCCGACCAGCACGATCTGGATGCTTCCTATTTGTCGCAGATCCTCAATGGGCATCGAGGCTTGGGCGAAAAAGCGGCGCTTAATCTTGAGCAGAAGATCGGCTTGGCACCTGGCGTACTGGTTAACCCGGGCAACTACGGTTCGAACGTTATCGAGGGCGAGTTCACTCGTCATGAGGTCGTTCGCGAACAGTCCCCTGCTTACCAAGCGATGCTAGGAACAGCCTCCCCCAGGGCGATTGCCATCATCGATAAGCTGGCCAGAGCCGCAGCTAAGGGCAAGCTTAAGGAGTCGGATCTGGTGCTGCTGGAAGGCATCGCCGGCCTCCTCGAGAAAGCCAACTCCGAAAAGCCATAAACCCCAGATAGCAAAAGCCCGGCGCTAGGCCGGGCTCTCTCCTTCTACTTCAGCAACTCCTCTTCCCTGCTCTGCCACATAGCCTGAAGCTTGGTCAGCCCCTTCCCTGTGATCAGCGTCGAGCACGTCGGGATTGTGCCGTCGATTGGATGCTCAAAAGTACCCAGTTTCACATCGAGCAGGCCCGCTTCTATCTTCGCCTGGTAGGGCTCATTGTTCCTCGTCACCCAACCTTCCTTGCGCATGAACCGCAGCAACCGAGTGCGACCAGTACCGATGATCTTCGCCGCTTGGGCTGAGTTGTAGGTTTTGTGTGACACCGTGACCATGTCGTGGAAAGCCACCTTCGGAGCGTCCTGCTCAACCTTCACTTCCAGTTCGTGGTTCTCTTTAGAGAGCTCAATGTTGTCCGCTTCCAACGCAACGACCTTTGTCACGTTCTCGGTGAGCAGCGCCAGGAGCGTGCGGGGGTTGCTTAGCGCTGCTGCGTAGTCGAAGGCCGGCTTAGCAATTTGCTCTTCCAACTCTTGCCAGCGGTCAACCAGGCGAGCAGTGAACTCCGGGCAAAGCTGGGCGACCACAATGAAGCTGTCACGCTTGTTGACCAAGTAAACTTCTAGAGGCCGCGCGCCGGCGCCTTCGTGTGAGGTTTCCACCGACGGTGTAAAGCTCACAACGCCCTTCTGCTGAAGGCGTTCGATGGTGCGCTTCACGCTATCGTGGCGCGAACCGACCAGCTCGGAGATATCAATGGAAGATATAGTCCGCAACACGTGTTGGTGAATCTGAAAATCTGTCGCTGCGCCGGCTGGATACCCTTGTTGGCTCAAGGAGTTGTTCATGCGAGCTTCTCCAGGCCTTCACCCACAGAGTCAATCACCGCCTTGGCTGATTCGACGGCCATATGGAGCAACCATGCTTGACTCGGAGAGATAGTGACCTGCTGCATCCCAGCCTCACACAGCGACTCCCTCACGCTATAGAGAATGCAGGACGCCTGGTTAAGCGCATCCACGGCTGGCAAGCTCGCCTGCACTGCAAAAAGATGCTGTTTCTCAACATTGCAAACGGTGAAGGTGCTCTCAACGGTAAGCGGCTCCTTGGTAGCGCCGGCATTGAGTTTTTCGTTTACTTCGGTATGCTTGTCCATGACGTTTTCTTCTTGGTAGTTGATCTCGTTACCTGAAGCCCTGGCCTGCACGCCGGGGCTTCTTCGTTTTAGGCTATTGCCTGCTCTTGTCGCTTCTTTGCCGCCGTCAGCCAGAAGACAATTTCGGCTGTCTGGGACCGGCAATTTTCCTTCGCGTTTTGCTCCACCCATTCCTTTACCTCCTCCGGTAGCCTCAGGTTGAACTGTGGATCTTTCCTGCCCATAACCCTCTCCTTTCCGTATAGCACTTTGCTTTGTTTTCATTAAAGCACTTTGCTTTATTGCCGTCTATAGCAAAGTGCTACAGAATCCGCCGCATGAGCAAAGAAGAACTGCAGGTCAATTTCAGAATGCCGGCCAGCCTCAAGCGCGACCTTGAAGCTGCGGCAAAATCAAACGGGCGATCACTTACGTCCGAAGTAGTTCTGCGGCTGGAGGTTAGCGTTGCGCTGGACACTCCGCGGCCGGATAGATACTTGTCGGCAGACCGGGCTCGTGCGCTTGCCGATTTTGCGAGGAAGGATGTCGCTACGCTGGTTCAGGAAAATGTTCAGAGATCTATTCTTGTGTCAGCCCATAGCGGCAACACCGAAGCCGTCGTGAGTCTTGAGGACTATGATCTGGCCCAATTGCCTCCAGAAAAGCTTGAATTCCTCAGCAAGATTGTTCGAGCCCTTGAAGAGCAAGGCTATAGGGTGAAGGTGAATGACCTGAGCAGTATCCACATTGATTTCTCGGCTCCTTCCGCCTAGCCCCCCCCCGTCATCAAGTTATGGCAATCATCACCATAACTGAATCGAGTGAACCGAGCCCGGCCCGCCGGGCTTTTTAATGTCTGTACGAATCGGTGTAAAGCTCTGCGTCTTTTCAGAATTGTCCTAATAGTTTTCGGACAGGATCGCGCGAAATACTTATAGATTGTGGCACTCGCCAATTGCGTTGAATGATCGTTCAGATCAGTCATGCTGTTTCCTGCCATTGATTGGGACTGGAAACAGTTTGAGGCTAAAGGATACTTGTCAGATAGACCTGACATACTGACATGACACTATGTCAGATTGTTATGTCAGGCTTTTGGAAGATCGTCGGGCTTTATGGCTGCGGCTAGCTCCGCGAGCTTCCGAGCGTTTTCTCCAGTGCGGCCGGCGAGGAACGTAGCGACCGTCTTTTGAATGCCGTAGGGTGCTGGCTTGGATCTATCGTGCTCCGCCCAATGAACCAGTGCTGCATCCCTCATAGCCTCGAGTTGTTTAGTTGCGTAGGGGAAAATCAGGCCACTGACTAGTTCGGCAGCCTGGCTTGGGAGGCGCCCTTGGGAATGATGTTTTCGTAACTCCTGTGTTAACCCTACGATGACCTTGTCGTCATCTCGAATTTTTTCGATATAGTCAGTTAATTGCCGATCCAAAGCTGCACCCATTCGTTCGGCCTGTTCTGCACGCTCCTGCATGGCTGCAAACTCTTTGTGGTCATGCATGAGCATATTTTTCATATCGGCTAGAGCCCTTTTACCATCTTGGGCACGTCGTCCTTGCAGCTCGGCTTCGACCGCTTCTCGTGCAGCTTTTTCTTGCTCAAGTTGCAGCCGCAGATCCTCAAACTGCGCAGCGCTAGGCTGATCGGGTATATCTTTGATCCTGGCAGCTAATTCTTCAATATCAGAGGGCTTAAAATACACCGGATACCCTTCATCATCCTCGACAACCGCTTCCCAATAGTCGTGATCCGCTCGAATAGCTAGCTCATGATTTTGTGGAACTGGCTCATATCTGGCGCCTTCCAGGCTCAGTCTACGTTTTTCCGGCGTTCCCTTTTTTTTGTCCGCCTTTTTAATGGTCTCGGAACCGAGAACAAGCTGAAAGCCGCGCCCGATTACTTCTACCTCGTGACCTGCATCGTTGATGTAATGGCCAGTTAAACCGAGCGCCTGAATGTAAACATCACACTGCTTTGAGAAGACAAGCCTCGATAGCTCTTTCGAGCCTATTGGAGATCCAGTGAGAGTGCTTAGCCAATCCACAGCCTGTGCCATGTCTAGCCAATTTAGAAGACGATAAATACGTTCCATTTCTACGCCCTCTCAAGCGCTCTGTATTAAAATAGATTGCCGAATCGAACGGTGGGCCCTGCTCTCAATTCACTCCGGATAGGCCGATAAAGTTGAGAAAGCACACACTGTCTATCCAACCAGCAATGTCACCAGTCTAACGCCAGTTAGCAAAATGTAACAGTCGGAAACGAGCTTGATGCTCTCTAGCCAATACCGATATGCGGACATGAGCTCTAAACCGACCCGATCAGGATTTGTCATTCAGTACGGAGCGCGGAGCGAATGAGAGACGCGAAAATTCAACACACCTAATCGATGAAACGGGGCTATCGGACCAGAAGCATCGAAAGGCTGTTCAGGCAAACAAGCGGGATCACAGAAAAGCCCGCAATAGCGGGCTGATCGTTATGTGGGAAAGTCACCGAATCGTAGTTTTAGAAGGAATGCTGTTGAAATAACCACAGAATAAATTGTAAGGGCCACGATCACAGGTTTCTGGGTTAGATATTGTCCTCCCAGAGTTGTCTGTATTTTTCGCCGGAGTTTGTCCAGGCTTATGCGACCACATACCATTCGAGTCACGCCGATACCAGTGGTAGTCGAAAAGCCGGGTGCTGAAGAAACGACCAAGGCAATGATCTGCCCATCGGCGGGAGACACATCAGGATTTTTTACGACAATTTGACCATCCCGTACTGCTGCTTGGCCGGTATCCGGACACGTTGGGGGATAGGGCCCTTCCTGTCCGCTTCCTTTTCCTGGCTGTGCAAATGTGTTGGTGATCTTGTCACTGGCATAATTATAACAATTATTATGCAATCTTATCGCGTCGGAGCTGTTCCATTTCGTTGAATCAAATGGCGGTGCAGCCGCCACACCGCCTTTTACGTTTTTTCCACTTCACCCTTTATAAAGCCTATTTCGTCTGAGCTTAAAGCGGTCCCCGCCGCATCAATTAGAAATGCTTCGACCTCACTATCGTTATCAATCAGATTAGGTACTGCAAGGCTTGCAGGCTCCACAATACCGTCGAACACTCTAAACTGCATAGTTTCAGAGAAGACAGGCGTGGTCGCATGCGTCACAACCAAACCGCGATAGCCAAGCTTTCCTAACGAACCAGGAGATGTGGTGGTTGATATTCTTTCCTTCTAGACATCATCTTCAGGAATTTTTTGGCATCTGCCTCAGACAACTCCCATGACGGATTTTGCCTCCCGGAATACATATCTAACGTTACGATGATTGACATGGCAATTTCCATTTCGCTGCATGAATTAATATATAGCCGAACAAATAGAAACTCATACAAATCCTCTTAGTACAAATTGATAAATTAGAGCAAACAAATAATTATAAATACACTGCATGCTATCTTGCGCACAGAACACCTTTACCAACTGCTAATGGCGGCGAGACATCTGATGGTGATAGGGTTTATTTCTGCCCTCAACACCAAGTTATTAGCATGCCAGCACTCGAAAAACGCTATCCCCGCGAGTCGTTCACCAAAAAGCTGGAGCGGATTTGCCAGAGGCTGGACGAGACGCCCGTCCGCACGATCGCCTACAAAAATTTCCTCAATAGATCGGCGACTTCCCAGGTTGAGATAACCTCTTTGTGGGTGGTGGGCTCCTACGCCCGCGGTGCGGTGATGTGCGGAGACTTGGATCTCGTCCTCGAATACAAGGTAGTTGAGGGAACCCATCCCTCGACTACCTCCATGACAAAGACATTCTTCGGCACGCCTCAATACGTTCGCTATTACTTTGGAACGCCGGAGAGCAGCACCGCTGGTGTCGTGTTCGAGAACGCCGTTCAGATCTGGAACAGTCCTGGGTGTGATTGGAGAGCGCCGATCAATTCGATCACTCCGGACCCAGGCGCCGGCCGCGCTGAACGAGAGACGGACTCTATTCCCTTGCGAGCGGAACAACTCTATATGGAGCCTGAGCGGCTGCAACAGCTAGTGGCCCTAGAGAGGGATGGCATCATCGCGTGGGACTTTATAGGGATCGCTCGGAAGGATCTCGAGCCCATCGACACCTCTGCGCTAAGCGAACGTGACCGTAGGCTCATACGGGTCGCGCCCATGATGGGTAAAAAATCCCAGACGCTGGTGCCCGCGATCATTCGGTTGATGGCCAGGTACTCACCTTTTGGAGATTGGGACGCGTCAGAGAGTCATCGAGGAAGATTGAGATGCGGCGCCACAGTCTTACATCTCGGCAGGCCCGCCCTACCGTACTACCCGTTTGTTGATGAGCCGACCATCGAGCAATTCGCACTGATCCCGCATATCAGTGCCAAAGGGCCCAACGGCGCTTGGATCATTCGGAGAGGTCCCAGACATCCCGACGCTCAATCACTCGGGCAAAAGAGCGCCTATTACCTTCTGAGCGATGGAAAACCGGAGATTGTGCGATATCGCGACCACAGCAAATCCTGGTCGATCGAATTGCTGCAGCTCTTCAGTACACGGGAGGATGCGGAGGACTTTTCGGCGATGGTAGCTGCGGATGATGAGTCGTGGCGGGTAGAGATCGGAAATGCCAAAGGGTTTGAGCTGATCCATCTATTTTCCGTGGCAGACGTCGTCGAGATTGGCGACCTCCAGTTCCCGGTGACCCACACTGGCGCTGCATACTTTGATCGAGACAAGGCAACCATGGACGAGATCGTGGCCGCCCTCCCCTTGGCGACCACGGTGAGCCCTGAAGTCTGGCCAGAGCAATCCCGAGGTGATATGTCTTAAATTCTCCTCGGTTGAACACTGCAGAAATTTCGAAGCGCTGCTATAGCTGAAAGCTCAATTGATTAGCGGAGCATCTGAAATGGACTTGGATCGAATTGGCGCGTGGATCTGGGGCACAGGCACTGCAGTCATGGCCATCTCGGCACTCGCAGTTGTGATAATCGGAGGATTGTATCTTGGTCCCGATGGGCGCCCTGGGCCGGACACCCCATGGAAAATTGCTGGCCTCTACACGGTGCTGAAAGATTGCGGGACTCTAGTTGCAGGAATTCTAGGGTTCAGCGGACTGGCTTGGTCAAATTTTTTCACGGTGAAGAAGTAGCCGTTGCCTTGATTGAGCTAGGACGAAAAAGCCCGGCGCTAGGCCGGACTTCAATGAATCTGTAGCGGATTATTTTCCGAGATGCGTCGCCATGAAATAGGTAACCCCAACCAGTGCGATTGATGCGGTCCAAGTCAGCCCCACAAACCACTGCAATTGGCCGCGCATTGACGCTTCGAGTTGAGCTTTCACAGATTGGAGATCCTCTTTCGAGGCCATATGATCCATCTTCGTCTCAAGGCGAATCAGCTTTTCTCTGATTTCCTGAGATGTTTTCTCAAGAAGTGAGACACGAGCTTCCATCGGGTCGCCTCCAGGTGGGTTTCCACCACCAGTATTGCCGGGGCCGTCAGATTTGTCACCCGCTGGGAAGGGGAACTGCCGAATGTTATTGCTCATTCTTTGACGTCTCCGGGCTGAAGTAGTGTTCCCAGATCTGGCCAGCCCCAAGCAGGCGTGTGTTGGCGCAGTGGCCGCAGGTCATGAAGAAAAACCAATTGGACGACCAGTTATCTCGCACATTGACCGTAGCCATAATTGCAGGCTTATCGCCTTCTTGGGCATAGATCCATTCGCGATGTCCGCATGACTCGCAGGGACCATCTGACCCTTTCTCGGCAATGAAGTCGAGGTATTGCTCGACGGTTATCGAAAGCGTTTGATCTCCGAGAGACTTCCTTTTATCAAACAGCTCATCTGACTCGCTCAAGGCACCTTCCTTTTAAAATTTCAAGATTTCTTCACTTTATTCTCGCGCTATAGAGGTGGTTGAGCAGTATCAGCTCAGCCACAGCCACGAAAACACATAGCACGAGGAAGCCAGGACTGAAAACGCGCTTACGGCCGGAAGAACCTCCATCCATCCAGCTAGCGCCTGATTCGCTAGTCTTAAACACCAAGAACACCATCCAAATACATGCCCAGACTTTGCCCCAGAAACCCAGGGTTCTCCATGAGGTCATTCGTCTGTTCCACGCGCCGCTTTATTCAAACGGTCGTCAAGTTTCTTTCAGAAGCTAGATCAGCTTATCCAATCCGAGGGCTTCAGCTTCTTCGCGAGCTGCCTTTTCACGAAGGTGCCGAACGTCGACTCCACTTGTATCTACGAGAGTCAGCATATACGCCCAAGGAAGAAGACCACGATCGGCAGCCGCCGCTTGGAGTGCCAGTTGTAATAACTGATCACGCTGCTGATCGGCAGTGATTCCTAGGGCATCAGCTTCTTTTGGGTCCACCGCCGCCAGCGCCGCCTGCAAGGGTGTGTTTCCCTTTAGATAAATCTTCGTGGCCAACTCGTACGCTTCATCATTCGTAATCATAGATTCTTCCTTGGACACCCTACCCCTACGGGGCCGAGTACTAGTGGAGCACTCGCCTCCGACCTCCGTCGTCACCAAATCCGAACCTGATCATTCAAGCCGCGGCAAAGGGACAGACAGTGCTCGAAATCTAGCACCATTAAATCGCCACCACGAGTGGCAACTGGCTCGACTCGAGCTGGGAAAGCGAATCTCAGATAACATTTAGCAATTTGCATTGAGTTAAAATTTATCATTTGCTAATCTTGGTTTGCATCTCCTTTGCCCCACGGCAACCTAGAGCGCTGATCATCCTGCGCGAACGCCAACAAACGCGGCAGGCATTTGCTCGTCTGGAGAAAGTGCACTTTTGGCCACAACAACAACTGAGAAGACAGACCATGACGAATCAAACACAGAGCCAAGCAAGCGAATTTGCGGAATTCGGCCAGCGCCTGATAGATCTGGGAATGGCGATGAAGCGGGAGAAGACGACCGTAAAGGATCTGCAGGAGCTGGCCAAGGCGTGCGGAATAAAGCTGCTGAACCTCCGTTCAGTATCAAATCCGGAGCTGCAGAATGGCTAAAACAATCCTTCACACTCACCGGGACGGGATCCATTTCTACCTGAACACAGAGACCTCCTCTCCCAGTACTGGGCACCGAAATCGTTACCGGCTGTTCAAGACTGAGAACTATGGTCGCGACAAGTCGGGATGGGTTCAGGTGGGGTCAATTGCAGGGCAAGAGCTGACCGCCCTGAAGGGGGAGAAAGCCCTGTTTGAAGCTTGTGAGAAGCTGTTCTCCAGCAAAAGACCTCAGCGTTACAAACAGTATGGCGTGATACGCGGGAAGCCGGGACCGTGGGAGGGAGAGGCCTTCCCTCTCCGCCGCGCCCAGTTGGCAACCGCCTAATCCATCATGATGTCAGCCGATTCGTCGCGGATGCTTCCGAGGTAATTAATGAACCGAGAATTGATCAAGATCAGCGAGTTTCAACGTCGGCGCTGGGGTGAGAACGGTACACCACCCTGCCCCCAAGCGATCCGCAACTACATCCGCAACGGCCAGGTGCCCGGCGAGCAAATCGGCAAACTCTGGTACGTTGATTGGACAGCGTTCAGCCGGTCAGACGGCAATGATCTGGTCGCGATGGTATTGAAAGGAGCTGCATGATGGCCCCACGGCCGCGCAACAAGGCGAACAAGAGCCTCCCGCAGAACCTGTACTTCGATTCGCGGCGCTCGACCTATCGCTACCGCCGGCCTACCGACGGTAAGTGGTTCCAGTTCGGCTCCGACCGAATCAAAGCGATCGATGCCGCGAAGCAGTTGAATCTGGAGTTCATGCGCGGCGCTGACCTGGTCGGCGCTGTAATGGGCAGCACGTCGGAATCGTTCGCCGGCTTCCTGGACGCATACGAGCAAGACGTGCTGCCGCCGCGGGAACTGGCGAAAGGGACCTTGGGCCTGTACGCCGTACACTTCCGCCGCTTCCGGAAACAGTTCGAAGGCAAAGCGGTCGACCAGATCACAATCCGCATAATCGCCGAGATGCTGGATGCCCTCACCCCGCGAACTGCCAACCAGTGCCGCGCGCTGCTGATCGACATCTTCAACCACGCAGCGGCCAAAGGCCTTTGCCCAGACAACCCAGCGGCCAGCACCATCAACCGAATTGAGAAGAAGCAGCGCAAACGGCACACCGTCGAAGGCCTGAAAGCCATCCGGGAAAAGTCGCCGTTCTGGCTGCAAAACGCTATCGACTTGGCACTGATCACCGCGCAGCGCCGGACGGACATCTTGAATATGCGATTCGATGGTGTTCGGGAAGGTTTTTTGTATGTGGTGCAGCAGAAGACGGCCAAAGCCAGTGATGCGGCGTGGATCCGGTTCAGAGTGACCGAAGAACTCCAGGCAGTTATCAGCCGGTGCCGGGATGACATCGTCTCGCCTTACCTGATCCATCGCCGGCCAGACCGCAAAAAGCAGAAACAGGCGCAGACGAAGGACCACTGGACACAGGTCGAAGAGCGATATTTGACGCGAGCCTTTAAGGAGGCCCGGGAAGCGGCGGGTTGTTACAGGGGCTGGAAGGAAGAGGAAATGCCTGGCTTCCATGAAGTGCGGGCGCTGTCGCTGCACCTGTACCAGAAAGCCGGAAAGGACGGTCAGAAGATCGCCGGCCACGCCAGCGAAACAATGACCAAGAACTACCAGAAGGGCCACGCCGAGATCGTCTGGTCGGAGGCAATTCCAGACCTCAATATCAGCGAAATCACCGGGTAGTTTTGCGCGGGTTTTGCGCGGGTTTTGCGCGGGTTTTGCGCAGGCACAAAAAAGCCGATCTAGATGATCGGCTTAAGTGTCTGATTTTACTCAGGAATAATGGTCGGGACGGAGTGATTCGAACACTCGACCCCTAGCACCCCATTCAGTTAGGCATTATGCATCCCTGGTTCGCGCTGCTCCCCTATAGAATCCTCAAGCCCAGTAAAACAAGGCCTTTTAGCGC